ACCATCTTCGTCTAACTCTGTTTCCCACATAGCGTTATCGTGAACCCAGTAAGCCTTACCTTCTACCATGGCAACGGTAACACGCTGATGATTTTCATCTGGTGGATCTAGTTCATCGTTCATATGAATATTATACAGCACACTCTAGTTTTTGTCAAGTGCTGTATCATATTGCTGAATAATCATTCTTAGGGTATTTATCTCCTGTGGGGTTAGGCACTCATACTGCCTAACCTCATCTCGGGAGGTTTCTGTAATATCCAACATAGGATCGCCATCGTTATCAAAAATTAAATCAATCATATCATTGATCCATAATGAGAAAACATCATTATTAAACATTGACTCGTGATGCTTTACAACCTCAGGAACAAACTCCTCTGCCTCTTCTGACAGTCGGTAGTTTCCACCAGGCAGTTCTTCGATAGCCCCAATAGACTTAAGGAACTCAATCATCTCTTTATCCATTGTTTCCTCCAATTATATTATACTACATCATTCCGATTCCCTCTAAGTAAGAGTCCCAAACGGTCTTCTTACTTGGATCAGGATTATCGAATATAGGGTCGTATTCTTCTTCTTCTCTCCACTTTTTACGAGCACTCTTGAAGTCATGCACCTCAATCATCTGATTCTGTTCACGCTTAGACAAGGACACAGAATTGTAGATAGCACCACACACAGCATCAGCCAAGTCCTTTGACTTCTTGCGAGGGTGGTCTACCTTCTTATCAGATACGATACGCAACTCTGTTAGTTCATCAAGCAGCAATTCAATCTGTGGCATGACAACACGATCCTCATACACAAGCATTGCCATGTCTTCGTAGTGTTGCTTTGCTACTGATAGCGTTGCTGTCTTAATGCCTACTTGCTTTAATTCATTCTGAATGTCGAATGACTGCCAACGGTCAAAGGTTACTCTACCTAAATTGATACCCTGCCGTCGCAAACTGATGATCCAATTCTTAACTTCTGATAGATCTACTGGGCCTTCGATCTTTGGTTCCCACCATGCAACCATGTCCACTACTACGAATGGTACGATCTGCTTGTAGTCATTGAATGACTTTACCTCTACCCAGCGGTCAACGTGTGCGATAGCCACGGCACACTTGTCGTGCTTCTGTGCAAGGTCAGCGTGTACGAAATACTCTGTGTCTGGTTTAGGTTCCCATCTAGGTTCGATACGCTTAAACTTATCAACAGGGTTAGGGATGCTCATAGCCAACTCTAACTTGTCACGCTGTTTGAAGAATGCATCAGAGTGGAACATAGGCATACAGGCAAAACGCATAAGGGCATCGCCTGGATCTGTGTAGAACGCCAACTTAAAATCATCTATAGAACGTGTGGGGTTTACATCCCAGGTAGGACGCTTGATAGCAAACACACCAGGAACCTTGTAACTTATAATATGATCTTCTTCCCACTCAATGTCATAGATGTTCCCGTCTGCATTTCCTAGTTCTTCATTCATAATAAACTGATGGGTCTTTGGTATTACTTCCTTTTCATTGATTACTTCTTCATACCGTTGAGAAATGAAGTCACCCTTGTAGCGAGGGAAGGACAGCAGCACTACCTTTCCATAGTCAGGGAAGCGACTATCGACTGATGCACGGAACGCCTTGTAGATAGCGTCTGAGGTCTTTGCACCCTCGTTGCCTGAGGCAGAGGTCTGCTGGAATCCTGAGATCTCATCAAGCACAGCGAGCATAAGGTTTAGACCCTCGTGTGACTCACGCTCTGAGTGACCAGAGTAAACTGTAATATAATTATCAAACTCAATGTTATCCATCTTGCTTTCGTATTTTCCTGCGAACCAAGGTGAGCGTTCGATCTTTGAACGGAAGCCCTTGAAGAAAACGTTCTTTGCCTGCTGTGCGTTGATGGCGATGTTGATAATATCAATAGCGTCAGCCGTTGGCTTGCCAAAGTATCCTGATGGATCTCTTAAACAAAGTAACTTATACACCAGATAAGCCACACCGACAGTAGAAGTAAAGTCTTTCCCAGAACCTTTGCCGCATTGGAGGATAACTTCTGCTTTAGTGTATTTAGCATGATGCCTTGCCCCATCTCTATCTCCCATGAACCTCTGCAAGTCTTCCAATTTATAAATCTGGCTCATGGTTTCTACTAGGTCATACTGAATGTCCGACAACTCTGGCTGCCCCAAGTAGTCAGGGGATCGAACAAACTCTCTTACACCAACGGGATACTCCTCAAAGGGATTCTCGTCAAGTGCTCCTAGGAAATCATCGAAATCAATCGACATTGACTGTAATCACTTCCTCTGGCCTTGCTACATCTGCAAGACGCTTACTTACTTCTACCTTGCATGTGTCGCACTTACCTGAGACTTCCCGCAGAATCTTAACCAAAACTTCTTGCTTACGCTCCATCTCCATGAGTTCTTCTGCGATTTCTTTATTCTCTAGCAGCCCTGCCTTCTGAAGCATCTCTATTCTTTTAGTTTCAATATCTAAGATAAGTTTAATTGCTTTACTTTTCTCACCAAGGTTGTCTTGAGCATCAGAAGCATCAATGACTTCGTAAGCCTTCTGGATAAGTCTATTGTAATGCTGATCGGCAGTACCCAATGCTTCTCTGGCTCTGGCTCTAATTGCCTCATTGTTTGAGATCATCCCACGCCACTCAGTCAAGTGCTTTACCACTCGTGTGCGGGGAAGACCAAGGTGGCGAGCAATTTGTATCTCAGTGCTACCCTTGATAAATTCGCCTGCCACCTTGTTGACTTCATCCAGATGAACGTTTATGTCATCTTCAGTCATAGTCTAACTCCTTCTGTTAGTAACATTATATCACATAGATCTAACACGCTGAGCCGTGATAAAACCAATGGGATTGACCCTTGCCGTTATCAAAGATCGACCAGAATGCCCAGTCCTGGTAAAACGGGTGCCAGCGGTGGGCAGGAGTGGTGCGTAGGTCTTCACCTATCTTAAACGCCTGCTCCTTCGGTGCTCCCTGTTCACGCATACTCTTTTGTATCCGCCAGCCAGCACCAACAGAGAACTCAGGTGACATTTGATATGCACCTTTGTATTTCCCGCTGTGGTTTAGTGCCCCATACACATTGCGAGACTCCCTCTGCCGAATATGCAGCCGACATTTATTCCATTTTTCCTTATACTCTGGGCCTTGATAAAATGATACCGCTGTTGGGAAATACTTCTCACCCTTTTGAACAACACTTGGGTAGTCCATCCAGCCATCTTCTCCGTCATCTACGTTCGATCCGCCTACCGCCGCTTTTGCGTCATCCATAGGAACTGCTGCTGCTGCTGGTAACGCCACTGCTGCTGCTATGAGAGCAGTTGATACTATTACCCCAGCCGTTTGTTTAATCTTATTCATTGTCGTTCTCCTTGTTATTCTTTAGTGTAAATAAAAGAGCACGACCTTTTGAGTCGTGCCCTGTTGTCGAAACAACCTTTATATTGTATCACACTATTGTGTCTCTTTTTGCTTCTTCTTACGCTTCTTAGGCAGAACCTTGATACGCTCTGGTCGGAATGACCTCTGCTGGGCATACTGCCCCTTGTGTAGTTCGACACAATCAATCCACTCTGTCTCTGTCTTTGGATTGTAAACGTGCCGCACAAAACGGAAGCGAGTGCCCCACACCTCAGTAATCTTGATCTCATCACCAGGCTCTAACGTCCGACGTTCGGACACCTGATAGGATGGGGTTGTCACCCAATGAGTATTTAGTTGATCGTGTTGCTGGACGAACTTGGACCGCCTGATTCTCTTAGCCATTACTTTCCTTTGTTAGTAGGTAATATCTATTATACCAGAATGGTAACGAATTGTCAATAGATTAGTTAGATTGAGAAATCTTATAAAGGATAAGGTAGCCAATCAAATCGTCAAGGTCATTGTCTCCAACATAAGTTTGATTGTTCTTAATCCTATTTAGTTTGTCATCAATGCGGTTGGCGATACCTTCTTGTGCCCCCGCTTTTGCAAAGATCTGGATAGGGGATAGGGCAGAGTTACCGTATGCTACATTCTTCTCAAGCAACAGACGCTTGATTTCATCACAGGCAACAGAGATGGCTGGCCCTGATGGTGCGTTAGCGATGAGGTCTACGAGAGCAACCTGTTCTGTGTAGTCATCTACCTTCTTATTTAGCATATTGATCTCTTCCTCTAGTTTCTTTTGTTGGTTTAGTTTAGTTGGTAGGTCAATAGTATTATCCATAATTAATTTCTTTGTAGGTTCCTGGGCCTACATCAAATTTCTTTGAGCAGGGCACATAGTTAAAGTTAATCAACATCCTTGACGAAATATCTGTATGGTTCCTTGTAGTGTGCTTTAGATTAGAATCAAACAACACCAGCCTGCCTTGCTTGGACTCAACGCTGTCACCACTCTCAAACAGAGTAGCACCGTTATTAGTGTTTACATAGTAAACTGCCGTTGCAATATCGTCGTAGTCGGTGTGGAAGCCAAACTGAAATGGCTCCTCCCTCGCTGCATATACATTTGCACGGATGCGTGAGATGGCACGAGGAACCAACTTCTCTACAAATGGTGCCATGAGGCGAATGGTGGGAGAAACATTAAAGTGGGAGTTAAAGAAGTCATGCTTAAAATACATATCTCTTGGGTCTGGATTTTCTACATACTCTCCTACCCCCGCAACGTCACGGGGAACCATGTACCAAGGGAAGTGATCCCAATCAAACATGGCACGCATAAGAAATTCAGCATCAATGGGAGCAAGGAAGTCATCAATAACAAAAACATTTCCCTTGATCTCATCTAGAGTCAAGGTTTCTTTATACGAAAGAACTTCCTGTATCATCTCTTTAATCCCATCTTCTTGATAGAGGCATAAACACTTACTTCGCTCACACCTGCCTCTTTTGCTATTGCTTTGACTGCTTTCTTATCAACACAATACCTCTTAAATAACCACGCCTTATTATTGTGTAGTCCAACGCTGTGGCCTTTACTCATGTCTCTATTATACCTTAAATCGTCCTATTTGTCAAACATTCCTTTATCCAACGCCCAACATCCGATGCCGATAGCGTCCCCTACGTCATTATCTTTAATATCTATTCCAAATCTATTATTTACATAGTCCATAGTGCGTTGCTTGCGGAAATCTCTTTGTTTAGTCTTATACCAGTTTGCTGACTGCCCTGGAAAGTCCAACTTGATCTGTTCCTTTTCTTTCTTATTTAAATTTGCGTTGCCGATGTGTGCGGCCCAGGTAATCGGCTCTACCCCAACTACCTCCTTAACACCTGAAACCAGCGCAGCACCTACGAGAGAGCCTTGTGCAAGGGCCAGGTTAGCAGCAGTCATAGGACTGTTGGCAAAGATAGGCTTTTCAATTATCATTCTAGTTATGTCCCAGGTTTCCAGAAGTTCATTAGTGAACGCTCCTGTCTTTTTCCCTATGACTCCCACCTTATCGTAGATGCCCTTTGCCTCATGCTTAAATACAATCTTTCCCCAAGCCTCAAGTCGTTTAGTCCAGATAGCAAATGCTAAGGACTGCGTAGAGGAGTCAACAGACAGAAAAGGTGTCACTTAATATTCCTTAGAAATTTCTTGTAATCTTTTTTACTTCCGATACAAGAGGAACAATAGTTTTCATCGTTGTATATTGAAAGTGGTTTACCACAGGTTGTACACCTACGGTCTTTGCTCTTTCGTGCTTCTGCCTTCTTTGCTCTTTGCTTCTGTGATGTGTTGTCTTTTGTTGCAGTAGTTCTACACTCAGCAGAGCAGTAGACTTGATAGGAAACACTAGCATCAAAGTCTTTTCCACACCACTCACAGTTCTTCAGCATCTGGTACGGTCTCCAACGATTTAATTTTGATTACTCCATCTCCAAGTGTATCACAGGTAGCCTTGACTGGGCAGTTCTTGCATACCCTTGAATTTGATCGGTAGTTCTTTTCAGGCAACGTGTCGTTGTCAAAGGCAGACCTAACCTCACGGAGCCAACCCCATAGGTAGTCCATGTAATCACGGTAGGTGTCATTGATCTCAACAGGAAGAGCCAGCAACTCATTAGCGTTCTTGGACTCATACATGATGATGCCCCTGGTTGCCTTTTGGATCTTCATGTAGACGAGCAACTGGAAGATGTGATGCTTCTTTGGCTTGCCTGCGGCCTTGACTCTAGCAAAGCCTTCCTCACGCATGGTCTTGATCTCTAGCACAACATTCTCGTCACCAGCCCAATCTAGGATGCCGTCAGCATACCCAAAGATAGGAGGATCTTCATTACGAATCTTAACCTCCATCTCAGCGGGAATATCAGATAGATCTAGTGCCTTCTGGATACGCTCGTGAGATACTGTGCCGTGCTGCATGTTGGCTACTGCCTTTGCCTCACGCTCGTCATCTACAAACTCTGCCCCGTTGAATGCGATGTACCAATAGCGAGGACACTCGCCCTGGTTCCATGCCAGACCTGATGGAGCAAAGGTCTTCTTAGTTGTGAACTTGCTTCCAAACTGACGCAAGTATCCTTCTTCTAGTCGCTTGGTGAACTCATTTGCGTTTAACCAAGACTTTCCTTTGTGTGCCACAATTAGTTCCTTCATTAGGTTCTTAGCCACGATAACCATTCCTTGTCGTATACTTCAAAGCATCGACAAGACGGCGTGTGGAGTCGGTGATTGAATAATAAAGATTCTTCCTAGCACGATCACTTTTGTCAATGTTCGTGTAATAACTTGCTTGCATGTTGAACGCAGCCGCCCACGCTTCCAACCTAATGATAAGTGGAATAGCAGCAGTTGCAGGAATGTCTGGCTGTGCTATTAGTTTTACAATAGTTGCCAGCACCTCTGTAAGTGCATCGTCATTCATGTAGTCGGCAATATCAGTAAACTCTGATACTTCGTTTACCAACTCTATTACGCTGTCGCTCATTACAAGCCTCTCTGTTGTTAGATATATTATACCATATCGCTATTGTCTGTGTCAAGTTGTTCAAGCACTTCTTGTTCTATAATTGCTAGTCGAACAATGTCGTTGCCTTCTCCTAGCACAATGATGAGTGCAGGATTCTTTTCTCTATCTGACTTTAGTGTGTCTGTTACTACCTTAGACCATACATCTTTATTTAAAGTAAAGGACTTCTTAGCAAACTTCCAATCGACTAGGAATCTTTTCCATGTGCCGTCGCCTTTTTTCATCCCTCTTCCCGAATTTTTATGAAGTTTTGCTCCCATACGTTTTGCTTCTGATGCTTCTCGTTTATTATAATCTACCACTTCTCAACCCTTTCGCTCCAAAGTTTTACTTTTGCTTTGGGGTAGAATGTCTTCGGGAGGAAGACCATGATGCACCACCCTCACATGATTATCGGGGGACATATCAGATCTGATAAAACCACAGACCTCACACAATGTGTATGTCCCTGACTCTGTAACCTTTAGTATCCCTTCACTCATAAGTTCACCTCACTAACGTGACCACACTTGCACTTCCAAGAGAGCAAGTATTTCTTAGTCCAGAAGCGTGCTGTAGGGACTGTGCCCTTACACTCATAGCAAATGAATTGTCCTTCGTACACATTAAATTTAGGCATCTCGTACCTTGGCAATCAAGGTGTCTTGTACGTCTAGGTCTTCACGCACTCCTGCGATAAGGTTGTCTCGTCCTTGATACCGTTCGCCTTCACAGGTGTACCATGCACCACCCTTTTCGATGATGCCCATGTTAACTGATAGATCTACAAGGTCACCAATAATGTCGATTCCGATAGAATCACCACGGAAGTAGAAGTCATACTCTCCCTGCTGGAATGGGGGTGAGGTCTTAGAAAACTGAACGTCCCAGATGATCTTACGACCAACAACCTCATTGATTAGTTTGTCTCCAATCTGGATCTTCTTTTCTAGTGCTTGCTTCTGCGACTCAGAAGAGAATAGTTTGATAACAACAGATGAATAAAACTTAGTTGCCTGACCACCTGTGGGTTGCAACTGTGTGTACATGGCAGAGATCTGATTACGCTGTTGTGAGATAAGAATAAGTAGTGTCTTCTTATTAGCGTAGTTCAGCATCTTTACTGCGTTGCCCATATCCTTTGACTCAGCACCAATCTGCTTTGTGTTCTCCAAGTCTTTCAACTCTTCATTACCCTTCTCAAAGTAGATGGCGGGTAGGAGAGCAGAGATAGAGTCAACAACCAACACATCAATGCCTGCCTTCATAAGGTCTGTGCCTGTGTTTGCCATATCATTAGTTGTCTTTGCTTCTGATACGATGAGGTTTTTTTCATCTACCCCCAACTTGTGTGCCCAGGATGGATCGAACGATTGCTCTGCGTCGATCCAAGCACAGGACTTGCCTGCCTCCTGAGCCATACTTACGATCTGTAGACACAGGGAAGACTTAGCAGCACTCTTACTGCCCCAGATGAGGGACTGCCTACCATAAGGCAACCCACCATTGAGGGCACGAGTCAAAGCATGGCTAGGCAAGGGCTGACGGTCATACTGAATGTCACTACCAAAGTTAATTGCTTGTCGCATCTTTGGGTTTAGTTGTGCGAGAACTTCCTCTACACTCATTACGCAAGCACCCCGTGTCGCCACTCACGTTGCTTGTTTGTCTCTACCTTTTTGTTGAGAGCATCTGCTAGGCTACGCTTTGTGTAGCCTGTCTCATTGAGGAATGCCCAGAAGTCAAGCACACGAATCATAATGTCTGCTAGTTCCTCTACTACTTCCTCGTCGCCCTTCTCCTTGCGGATTGCTTCTAGCACTTCGGTTACTTCGCTATGCACCATAGCAAGTTGCTTGAGGTAGAACACAACGTAGTCTGCCTCATCCATGTGATCGTAAGGCTCGTAGAAGCCCTGACGCTTTGCGTGAGCGTGTAGCGTGTGTGCCAGGTCGTCCATGTCATTTAGATATGTCATTCTTCTCCTTAGTTTCTGATTACTTCTTCCAACGTTAAATCGCCTTGCTTAGTCTTACCGAACTCCATCTTGAATGCTTTGCCCAACTCCAAGCGAGTGTGAGCCATAGCAAAAGATGATGGGAACACAGTTACCGCACGCATCTCTCGTGATGAATTAGCAACCAACAAAGATCCCATGTTTGCCCCAGCCTTAGTCTTGCGAGGCTTCCAAGCCAATACATAGAACTCATCTTCTGCAAAAGAAAGTTGCTTTAGGTTTAGGAACCTAACGAATGAAGCCTTGTTGTCACGAATCTCTTCCACAGGGACAAACTCCATAACTCTATTGTTTGCGACAAGTATAACATAACTCTTGCCCTTCTCAATAGTTGTGTTCTGTTCATCAAAGAATCCTGCGGTGCCTGTACCATCCATGATGTTTACCAGACTCCAACCTTTACCCTGACGGATACCGTTCACTACACCCATGTAGATGAACACACCCTTGTCCTCATGGTCATCACAGTCATCAAGGAATGCATAGAAGTGCGAGGGCACATCCACATTGAACTCTGGTAGATTAAGGTACTCATACAGATTGCTACGCACCTTCTCTTCATCAGCAGCGTTGTCTGGGAATGTCAATGCACCTACGGCATTCATAGCCTTGAGAGCACGGCTGTTAAGACCAGCACCCTTGGTGTATGTCAGTTCCTCAATCTCCTTGTACGACTTGAATGGACGATGATTGAGATACCGTTCGCCAACCAACGCAGAGATATACTTAATTGATGTTATACCGAAACGAATGCCCTTGCCTTCGATAGTAAAGTCTAGTTCGCTATCGTTGATGTGAGGCAACTTGAGGGGGATACCCATACGCTTGCACTCAATAAGGTATTCTGTGCGAGAGTCAGTATCCTTCTCGTTACGCAAGATAGCGTACATAAACTCTAGAGGATAGTTAGTCTTGAGCCATGCAGTCCAGTATGACAACATGGAGTATGCAACAGCGTGAGACTTATTGAATGAGTATCCAGCGTGCTTCTCAAAGTCAGTCCACATGGACTCAGCATAAGTAGAACCAATATGCTTGGACGCACCAGCAACAAACTTCTTCTTAAACTTGTTGAACTCTTTAACGTCTTTCTTCTTACCAATGATCTTACGGACTTTGTTTGCTTCGCCCTTCGTCATACCGCCTAGTTCTACGCAAGCACGCATAACCTGCTCCTGGTAAAGGATCAGACCGAATGTGTCTGCTGTCCAGTCCTTCATCAAAGGTGAGATAAACTCTACAGCCTGCTTGCCATTCTTGCGGTCTAGGTACTGACGACCGATAGACTTCATAGCACCAGGACGAATGAGAGCGTTAGAAGCAGCAAGTTCCTCAAAGTTAGAAACCTGCATCTTGACAAGCAAGTTAGTGTAAGGTGTAGTCTCACATTGGAACACACCCTTGGTGCGACCTGCTGCAAGCATTTCGTACACCTTCTTGTCATCTAACTTAACTTGTGTTATGTCAATCTTATTTCCTGTGCGTTCCTCAATGATGCTGAGTGCGTCTTGCACAACGGATAGAGTCTTAAGCCCTAGTGCATCAATCTTGATAAGACCGATCTCTGCTGCCTCATCCATATCTACCCCGACTACAGGGATACGCTCTTTGGAGGAAGGATCTACACGAGTCTCAATAGCAGTAACCTGCGAGATAGGCTTCTTGCTAGTCACCACGCCTGCGGCATGGATGCCTGTGCCACGGATACGACCACGCAACTGCTCACCGATCTCCACAATCTCTGGATACTTCTCACGGAAGTCTGCTGTGGTACGAGAGGAGCAGAAGTGATCCCAAGTCTCTACGTTCTTTAGGGCACGGTTGACCTCACCCAAGGGGATGTTGAGCACACGACAAATGTCACGCACCATACCCTTATCTTTGAAAGTTAAGAAAGTAGCGATAGAGGCAACGTGCTTGTATTGTGCTTCTAGATATTGCTTGACTTCCTCACGCCTAGTGTCCATAATGTCTGTGTCAATGTCAGGCCAGTCATCACGGTCAAGGTCAATGAAGCGGAAGAACAAAAGATTATGCTCAATAGGATCTACCTCTGTGATGCCTAGGGTGTAGCACAGGAGTGAGCCTGCACTAGAACCACGACCAGGGCCGACCATAATGTCATTCTTCTTTGCCCATTGGATCATGTTACGCACAACAATAAAGTAGGGTGCAAACTTCTTATCCTTGATGATGGACAACTCTTCTTCCAGACGCTCAACGTATTCTGGATGCTCATCTAGTTTGAGATCCTTGAGCCCTGCAAAGGCAAGGGTGCGAATCTCTTCGTCGCTGTCTTTGTGTGTGACAGGGAGTAGGTTTAGGTTAGACTTGATATTGTAGTCCTCTACCTTTTCTGCTGCCGCAAGAGAATTAGTAGCCATTGACTCGTCCCAGTCATCACCCATAGCAGACTTCATCTCATTGTAATCAAGCAGATGAATATCAAACTTATTGAAACTCATCATGCGGTCAGAGCCATAGAGGTAGTCAAACCGTTCCATGAGGTTGTCATACTTGAGAGACTTCTTAAAGTCTGCTTCCTTATCCATCTTTGCGTGAGTGTTATTAAGTAGCATAACTTCTTGGATGATCTTTTGATCTAACGTTGCATGGTGGCAGTCAGGAGTCACTACAAGTTGGTAGCCACCTTCCTTTGCCAACTCCACTAGTGCAGCGTTCATGCCTGGTTGGTTGTGTGGCATAACCTCAACGTAGAAGTCATCACCAAAGCGATCATCAAACCACTTGAGATGTTCCTTGGCTACGGCAAACTCACCAGCCTCAATAGCCTTGTTAATCATACCCGACATGCAGCCAGAGGTAATGATAAGGTCATCACCGTACTTGTCTAGGATCTCAAAGTCAAAGCGTGGCTTTCGGTTGAATCCCTCCGTCCAAGCAATCTCACTAATCTTAGATAGATTGGCAAGACCCTTAGCATTCTTAGCAAGCACTACCAAGTGATTGTAGTTTAAGTCTAGTGGGTCTGTGCGTTCTGCCTTGTCTCGCTTATCGTGGCGATCCTTAGTGAAGTAGCCTTCGATACCTAGGATAGGCTTGATGCCTGCTTCCTTGGCTACCCGATAGAACTCACGGTGACCTGATAGCGTGCCGTGGTCTGTGATGGCTACTGACTCCATGCCGATTGCCAATGCCCTATCAATATATTCTTGAGGGGTGGCTACACCATCCATGGGTGAGTAGTGAGTGTGAACGTGCAAGGGTGAATACATTACTTGTATACCTTCTTATCTCTGTAGTTTATCTTATATTGTTTTTCAAACTTGGTTGCAAACTGTATGACTCTTTCCTCTATTCTACCATCTACCTCTGACATTGACTTCCATGCCTCCCGCTTGAATGGGATCATCTGAACGATGGGAGTGCCCTTGGGTATTACACCTTGGAACTCAGCAGGAATATACGCAGGACAATGCGTGGGAATGGGGTGCCTGTCTGTATCCACAATACCTTCTAGTGTGGTGAATGGCAAGTCCTGATGTGAAGGATGTTTAAATAAAGTGCTGTACCCCTTGGGGGTCTGAATCTGGAAGGGCAACATCCACTTGAACCCTTGACCTAAATTAGGATAGTGTTGTGTCTGTTGCGTAGAATGAGTAAAATCTAAAACCTGAAAAGGCATGTTTGGGTGAGTGACCCTTGAGAATTCATCTAAGTTAAATTGTATATCGCAGGGAGTCTTCCATATGTATCCTTGAGTCATTGCATCAAATACAGGCATACAACTCTTGATAGTTCTATTTACTCCACCGTCTTTAGTTAGCGGCAACTCTTTTGTTTGCTCATCAATGTAGGGAAGTGTTTTTACATACCAGTCTGGCACGCATTTGCTTGCAGGCACAGGGGCTTCAAAGCCTACTGTCTCTGGTCGCATAAGAAATTTTATGTTTGGCATTACCTTTCCTAAGTATATTTTTGGTGGGGGGCTTTCTCAGCCCTGACCAAATAGTTTGCTGCTTTTATTAATTTGTTTAGACGGAAGGGGGTGGCGGTGAGGGCATTCCCCACCGCCAACCACCTTACCAGTTAATGTTTGTGGTGCTTGCAGATGAAGTGGGCATTCCACCCTCAAAGCCAAGGTAGAACTGCTCTTGCTCTGCGTAGGGAACCTTACGAACAACATTCTCAAGATTGTATAGTTCGTATGGTGACCAATCGAAAGGCTCAGAATCAGGAGCAGTTGGGAGCAACACATAGGTAGTGTCGGTTCCTGTGCCCTGACGCTTGATCTTCCAAGTTAGGTTACTGATGCTGCCCGTGTCGGAGGTGTACTCCAACATAGTGTGAACAGCAGACTGCTTACCTAGTCCCTGTGACCATACTGCGATGTATGGATCTTCCATGCCGTCGTCCACTAGGACATTGACGTAGAAACGGTTACGACCGCCCCAGCCTGCCTTTGGATCTTTGCGGTGCATCTCCTCTGCCCAGTCTCGTCCCTCTGACTCCATGGTACAAACAGCCTTACGCTTGTAGTCCTTGGGATTGGAGTGCTCACGAACGACGATAGCAAGATTGCGACCTTCGTCAAAGTTTGGTGAGTCCTCGTCTAGTTCGTTAGCAAAGCGAATCTTTGCACTCTGCCCGTCGTCAAGTTGTAGCCAACGTGTCTTGGGGCCACTTGAGTCGTATGTCTTCTTGTTAACAATTGTCTCTACGTTTTTGAGACCTTTTACAATGCTCATATTTTTTCTCCTAGTAATGTTAATGGATTTTGTACTTTATCATGTAATTTAGTTATATCTTCTGTTGTAAGATCACCAACATCCTTGTAGCGATCTGGCAACCCTATAATTATACCACGAGTACCCAACTGAGTCAATACCTTTTCACCCATCATTTTTCCTGCCTCATCGGTATCTGGTACAACATAAACTTGATTGAAATACTTTTTCATTAGGTCGCATTGCTTATTGGATACGTTTGCCCCTAATGTAGCAACAGCGGGAACGCCCTCGTCGTGCAGCCTAATGGCATCAAACGATGACTCTACTACATAGACATACTCCGAACTTCTAACCCTGTGTAGGTTGAATAGTATCTTTGATTTAGGTAGTTTGGGGGTGTTCTTGAAGTCCTTGCCCTCAATGCTACGAGCCACCCATCCCACACAGATAGTTCCACTTGGATCAAACTGAGGAACTGTCACCATATCCTGTGCCTGTGAGTATCCTAGTTTATATGTTGTTAGGTTTGTTATTCCTCTACCCGCAAAGTAGTCACGGGCACGGTCACTTGAAAGTGCTTGCTCATGCAGCCTTGTTACCGTTTCGTTATCAAACTGAACATAGTCAGGCTTCTCAACCAACTTCTTGTCTAGAACATCAACAAAGTTTACCTCTTGCTCATACTTCTTGATAAGACGCAGGGCACTAAACTCATTCTGGCCCGTCATCTCCATCACATACTCCATGAGAGATGCAATCTTGCGACAGCCAAAGCAGAAGAACGTGCCGTTCTCTTTGTCGATCTCAGCAGCAGGTGTTCGGGTGTTGGCATGGTACGGACAGAATATGATCCAGTCCGTGTCTACTTCTCCTGCTATGGTGCCGCCTGAGGCAAGGATGACTCTTTCGGTCTGTTCTGGTGAAAATAGACTGGCTTCCCGCCTTCTACTCCTTCTAGGCACTTTGCTTTTTTCCTTCCGACGTATGTCCCGTATATGGATATTTCAAATTCGTAATATGATTTCTGATATGAAGTTGTCCATTCTGGCATGAGGTCAAGGCGTGGTACATATCCTGCCTCCCGCATTTGTTCTTCTAGTACCTCTGAGTAGATCTGCTGCATTCGGGAGAACGCTGTGGATGATATGATCCTTCCGTCAATAGAGAACCTTTTGATACTCCGATGTGCAGTTTTCATGGAACATATTATACCATCATTTACTCATTTGTGTAGTCTTTTTCAACACCGCACTCCTGACAGATCTCTCTACCCCTCCACTCAACGTAGTCGTGATTACAGGTCGTCATCCTCAAAGTCCTTGTAGATAAAACTACCAGAGTCAAAATCTACTGTGAGCATAAACTCTCCTAGGAATCCGTTACGGTTCTTGCGGAATACACATTCTAGCGTATCACTATTTGCTGCCCTGCCCAGAGCCAACAGCCAGTCAGCGTCATATGCAATCTGGCGTGACCAAGAGGTCTGACCAAGGGTAGGTGCTACGTCCATGCGGGTTACGTCATCAGGGGTAGCAGATGAAATAGCCACAATAGGAACAGCACTTGATAGGGCAAGCAACTTCAACTCACGGCTTAGATTCTTCATCTTAACAACCTCTGAGTCTGCCTTGGTGTTAGAAGTCATCAAGTTAAGATAATCTAGGAAAACAATGTCTGGTGAGTGCTGGTCAATCTTACCACGCACAACAGCAGGATTGATCTCGCCAATACCCTCATTAGAAATGATATGGATAGGTGGCTTGCCTGCGAATGTCTTTTCCATCCATGACTTCATTTGATCTAGTTCTACTTCACCACGGCTCAACTTGCGATGCCGCCACATTCCTGCACCTAGCACGGTGAAGAAGCGGTTGCGAACCTCTTGCTCTGTCATCTCCATAGAGATAACAAGTGGTGAGCGTCCCTGCATCCATGCCTGTGCCGCCATGTAAACAACGAACCAGGACTTACCAATAGCAGGGTAGGCAAGAAGCACACCCAACTGCCCTGGTGTAATACCTGCGGGTAGGTAGTTATCAAAGCCTGGTAGCCCTGTGCGAATGCCGTGGGAGCCAGACTCATTTAGGATACGAACTTGCTCAAAGTAGTCCAGAGCATTGTCAATGTCTGATACGTCTAGGTCACGAACCTCACTAGTTATCCTCTTTAGTTCAGCAGCATCAGCAATCAACTTATCCAATGCCTCAACAGTCTCACCCTCCTGAACGGACGTTGCCGCTGTGCGTAGAGTGTTGCGAAGGTTGTCCCGCAGGTAGTCAGCACGCAATTCGTCTAGATGGTGCTTGGTTGCTCCTACCTCAATCTGTGGCTCAAAGTCAATAAACCTCTCCTTCACGAGATTCACGGTGGGCACAACTTGGTTCTGCTCGTAATACTTCCGAACAAACTCCCACACATCCCCGTGTGTGCGGAACAACTTAGTTGCATCTGCCTGTAGCAGAACGTGAATCTGTGCATCTTTTAGGACTGCACTCAACAGCCTATCTTCTAGGTTAGTAGCCACGCTTTTGCCTTCTTCCTGTTTTCTTCTCGTAATCTTAAATCTTCTTCTATTTCGTTTTTCTTAGTCAAGAGGTCATCACACTTGTACTTAAAGGTATCCCATTTTGGGGTAGTAGCACAAATAGAAATGTAATAATCTATTAACTCAAGGACAGTAGGCATACCGTAAGAATCTACTAAATCTCTAGCAGCCCATTGTTCTGTGTTCCTATTCATTTGTGGGTAGAAACCATAAGTATTATACACCGAATCTTTCCAATAGTCAAGTACGGCATACTTTGGTTGTTTCTTAGCCACTTAGTTCCTCCTTGGCTTCTGCCAATTTATTTACCAACTCTTGCTCAACGAATGCATAGACTCTATCTGATGCATCTTTAGTGGTTTCACCTTCACGAACATAGTCCTCAACAGAAGCGTCAAGGCGTAGTGACTGGAAGTTTCCAGTATTAAGTGTGTAACCTAGTGTCCAAGTAACCTTGGTGTTTTCCATAATAACCTCCTTCAAAGGTTTTCTCTATAAGTATATTATACACACTACCCCTGATTTTGTCAAGGGGTCAGTCGTATATTTCTTCTGCGAACACAGGAATAAAGTTTCCTGATTTATTTTTAGTATATAGTTGTGTCGAATCCCCCATGGCTATTGATAACTCTAGGGCCGTGGGTGTTTTATTATTTGTAATGAATCCATCTTTACGAGGTCGTCCTATGTGCTGCCCCGCTAAAATCTCTCTCATATCCTTGATTGTATCCTCGCTGTAGTATGCCTTTTTACCGAACACAGGGATGCCGTCCTTGGTAGCACCTACAGGGGGTGGTAGAATACCACGGCTAACTAATCTAGGCAGGGATTTTCGGTGTAAGTTTAATAATCTAGCAGTTTCACTAACTAGGTATGCACGCCTCCGCTTCTTCTTCCATTCGGACAGAGGGATCATAAACTTTTCCCATCTATTAATATCATGTAAAGTAATCATTCCTTGTGCCCTGGAAATGTGAATCTTCTTAACTAATGTTCCATTGAGGAACCATAGGGTTTTGGTACGACGAGGTGCACGGGGAGGTTTAACATCCGACATTACTGAGGAATTCCTACCGCTACAATATTAACTGACAGGGAAACAGATCCAGTAACGTTGTACCGAACCGTGTAGTCAACACGACTTGTCGTAACCTCCTTGATCGACACAATTATGTTATTTCCGTAGTTGTTCTTTCCCACGTTCACAGGGCTTACTGTAACTACGGGAATGTACTTGTAGTCTGTAGGAAAGTTGAAAGATAAATCTTTTGTAGTATCAGCAATAACTGACTCGCCACTCACAACCTGCTCTGTGGCTGTAATAAACTTCAATTCACTTGTTTTAAAGTTTTGATTACCCATTGTAGTAGTATAGATTGTTGAGTAGTTTGTAGCATTATCCGAAACCTGTACCGCCAAATCATTGATGGCAGATGCAAGGGAATAGATATAGGCAACGTCTAGTGGTTGTCCTCTTTCGGGTAAGGGTACTCTAGCCATAGTCCTATTATACCACACTAGGGTTGGGATTGGGAACCGTGAAATATACCCAATGGGAGGTGCGGTTCTCATCAAGAGATACCACACGGGCTCTGACCATGAAATAGTCCTCTGGAACCTCAGGCATATCTTCGTACTTTACTTCTACTTTTTTAGACATTACATAACCTCTAGACCAAATCTAAATTCTAGGAATGAGTTAGAACCAGCGATCTTGTTGACAATCTCATCTGGGACGGTGTATCCAGACATAACATATAGGGGGTTTGGGGTGGTTTTATTATCAAAGCGCATTGCATCGAATGCTAGATACCAATCTGCACTACCGTTTGATATTTCCATTTCCACCCATCGTGTTTCTTTCCAGGTAAAGTTTGCGGAGTAGATTAGATCGTCTAGTTTCTGCTCTAGAACCTGATACTTTTTGTATGTTGTTGAGTCATCTTCATCTGTAAGATTTGGCTGTACGGTGAATTCTGCGAAACCTGATGTGGGGTTGCCTGGGTCACGCATAAACCTTAAAGTAATTGTTGGTGGGGTAAAGTTTGTTGTGGTAGGCTCCTCAGGTGTTGTCTTGTGTAGGGCTACCGCCAATTTAAGCAAATCCTCTGGTGAGTTTTGTGATAGGTCTACGTTACGACCGTCGATGTAGATCTTCTTCTGCGTATCGCCACGAACAAATAGAGTCTGATTTAGGAACCTTGCTCCTTCATCTCTGCGATCATAGCCGCTTGTTACTTTGTGGACAAGGGTTTGGTTAGAGGCATTGCACCAGAACACTTCATCTACAACACGAATGACCCCATCCTCATCAGCAAGTGTCTTTTCCGATAGAGGGTCAGCAACTACAGGAATAGAAATGGGAACGTTAGGATCGGCATCATAAATCTTCCAGTTCTCACTATCCACAAAGGAGAAGATAAGTCGGCTATCGCTCTGTGAGAGGGCATTTGAGCCATCTGACCATACCCCAACCTCTGTAATGCGGTAGCGAGGATCAAAGGGAATCTCAGCAGCAAAAGAGATTTGATCTCCTAGCAAAGACCTTGCCGAAATAGGAACACGGAACATCTCAAACTTCATTTCTGTCTCATCTCCCTTGGCTAGTTCCAAAGGATCGGCCCCGCAACCAAAAGATATATAGGAGGCATAGGAGGGAACCTGACCCAATAGGTACTTTCCAATAAGGTCTTTGCCGTTATTGGTGATCATGGGTTTACCTCCAATTGTATTAATTCGTGCTCTGTTGCAACTTCAAGTTGGACATATTCATCCTCATTGACACTATCTAAGTATACCACAAACCCTGTGGTATCGCTCTCTACGGCTGCCTCTAGGTCAGGGATTCTCTTGGACATATCAATAGCAAACTTGTTGAAGATGTTTCTAATATCATTGTTTAGCATAAGGTTTAGGCTGTTGAACTGCATCTGCAACTCATCAACATTGCCTAGGTATCGGTATGCTGTCTCTTCTCCATTGATATTGTCGTGCCTTGCTACAGAAAGAATTTCGGTGCCGCCAACATCTTGAAAATATAGTTCCTCCAATTGAGACACAGACATATCAGTCTTGGTCCAAGTAACTATGTTTGTATCTCCAACCTGCACATTAGCGGTTATAGCATCCTGTCCCTTAGGTGGGGGAGGTGGAGGGGGTGGTGGAGCAGGAGGTGGTGCGGGTGCTGGGGCTGGGGCTTGATACCCTGCCCACCAGTTTCTTAGCCTTGTAGACTCTGCTGTTCTACTTTCACCAGTAGCCTTCCAATGCTCGTGCTCTCGTTGTAGGGCTGCTTGCAATTCAGCATAGGTAGCCATCTTACACCTCCACCAAATACAAAGACATATTTACGCCTTGCTCAGTTTTACCGTAATCAACCTGATATGTTACAAACCTTTTCTCTTCATTGGAAATGGCATCAACACCATCTAGAACCTTGTAGTTGAGGGTATAGATATCGCCCAACTCTGTGTGCTGCAAACCAAAGGCATTGATACCAATCATTTGCTTTGGCTCCATTGTTTTGCTCATAATCCACCCTATCATATTTTCTGCCTGTGCCGTGTTTTGGATGTAATCACTACTCATACCATCGAAATCTTTTACACCATACTTACTACGAGATGTAATAATTTGATTATACTTCTCACGGTACTCTTGGGCAGAAACATTTGTGTCTGGATTATTTAGTTTGGACAAGTCTCCTACCTTGCCGTAGTAATCGTCTACGGTAAGTTCTTTTGTTGTGTCTTGTGTAAAGGACACTCCAATAATTCTCAAGAAGTTGCCACTATCTGCGTCAAGTTGCAATGCTGTGTCTGTGTTATTGAATACCAAAAACTCTGCTCCATATGCTCCTGCTATGAAGCCAGAAGTGCTGTACCCCTTTGCATTACTAATTGGAGAAGCCAGCATAGCGGCAAGTGCTGGATATGCCTGATCGTACTTGGCCTCTATATAGGCACACTCTCGCATAATGGTTCCAAACTCATCAAAATACATTTGATAGTCTGGGGCACCTTCGGTCTTGATTCCTGATAGGTAGGACTCACGAACCATTCCAGAGATTCCATACTTTCTAATTGACTCTGTTTGAGTAATGCTCTTTGTTCCAAAAACATCAGAGATATTATTTGCTGCCACCGCAGATGGGTTTTCGGATATTCTCTCAGTCAAGGCATAGATGTTGCTGAACATACACTTTGCTTTTCCTCTTACAAACATGGCACAAGTGTTTCTTGGCCTTTGAATTGGATCGTCGTCTGTGACAGTAGCAATTTGCTTGTTGTTTAAGTATAGATAGAATGTGCGAGAGTTAGATGTGTCCTTAAATTCTACACCCATATCATAGATGGTTTCTTTTTCGTTTGTTGATATCCTGAAACTCTCTGTAAACTTTCCTTCATTTACCAAGATCTCTGCAAGACCTTCCCACATAACCAAGGGGATCATCTCGCCATCTTTCTCTTGCATTTTGTAAAAGAATATGTTAGATAGTGTAACTGCACCAGAACCAATCTTCTGGATCTTTACTGTCTCCGCACCGTTGTAACTGTATTCTCCATCAATACGAATGCGTACCTTTCCTTGCTTAACCTCTACCGCCTCTGCTGTCCACTCCCCAGATAGTGCTTTAAGTGATGGATCTGAGCCATTGTACGTTACTACAAACCTATCTGCTTCTTCTATGTTGTGCTCAACACCTGTTGAGATGACTACCTTAGATGTTCCTCTGTCTGGGGTCATGGTTACTGTAGCGTTGTATGTTGGGTTGGCTGGATTCTTGGGGTTGCCGTCCTCTGATAGGGCCACCAATTCATAGAAGTACCCACCACTTGTAGTTGGATCTACCTGAATGGCTAGGCCACCTCCACCACCCACAATGTTAACCTGCTCAGATGGGTTGTCTGGTTGTAGCGTTACATATTCACTCTGCCCCACGGCAGTTTGCTTAGTGTTAGAGTTAGAGAGAATCTCTCCAATAATTCTCATGCGAGTGCCGTAGTGATGATATGGGGCTTCGGCACCAAAGTCCTTCAAGATATATGTTAGGTTGTCTGCGGTTTTGGCTTGGTTGTCTCCACGATCTTCAAAGTCTTTGGGGCCAGTAAATACAAGTGAAGAAGCCTGTACCGTTCCTCTGTTGGTTGAGTTAAATCTAAAGTTTTCCTGTTCCGTCTGGAATGTATCTGCTAAAAAGTTTTTGATAACGCTAGTCCTGTCTGAGTTTCTAGCATTAAGATGGACGCTATCATCCATAGCCGAGATAGCATTATCCATACCTAAAGGATATTTGCGAATGTGGTCAGGGGAGTACAAGTATGATGAATCCATTTGCAAACCGTAGCAGTTTGTGTTGTCTGTCCAGTATTCGTTTAGCCCTGCTTTGTGCTCTACAATTGGCGTACCAAATTGACCACGACCATGAGCGTTGATAGAAACATAGTTTCCGTTTTGATCATAGGTTGGCTCTGCCCAAATACGCACACGACCTGTGGCATAGATCTTGCCCCCAAATGGCAAGTCTGCTAAGTATCCCTGGTAGTCATCGTTGTCTGTGACCCACCTAGTTCCTAGTCCAGATATAGAAAATTCAATAGCATCAAACCTAATAATCTCTCCGTTAGCATAAAAGTATCCGTTGGCTCGCCCCAGCCAAGTAATGCCCTCACCAAACTCCATTACGTTATTTACTATTTCTCCACCAACAACCTGTGGCTCTTGATCTGTAATATCCTCTGATAAGGGGAGAGCACTCAAGGAGTAGATGCTACCTTCTTTAGATACGGTATTGTATGTTCGCAATGTTTCATCAGGAGCAATCTCCCAAAGTAGCACAGGCTTGTATGTCCAGTTCTTCCATCTTGACGTATGGAATGCTTGCTTTATTGTTTCGAACTCTCTTTGAATGTACCGTTCAGTAAATGAGATGCTTCCGTTGTTTACTACCTTCTTTTCTCTTGACGCAATACTTATGACGTTAGCCAATCCCTCCTCATCATTTTCTGCACGCAAGACACCAACGGCTTCTCTTTGATTAGAGAACAGCCACTCACGAGTACCAACACAAAGGTTGTTTTCCTCATCAAACCACATAGCACATTGGCTGGCGGTAGCAAGTTGTTGCAAAATCTCTGCTACGTTTTTGCCAGAAGAAACAAAGAAGAATGGGATAATGTCGTCTTGCTCATTTTCCAATCGGTAGAACTTGTAGTTTGTAAAACCTATATGGTCAAGCAGCATTACGATAGCAAAGGATAGAGAGATATCCTGCAAGAACAATTCTGGTGCTTTCTCACTTTCCAAGAAACTGTACTTGTCTCGTAATGTAACATCTACGGTATCAAACTGACCAGTCGATTGAGGGAAGCCATCAGAGTACAAGGTCTTGATAGGAATGTGAACGTTTTGTTCCTCTGTTTGTATTTTACCCAATGCGCTTTCATTAGACACAATCACATTCTTTACAACATCATAGAAAGTTACCTTAATTTTTGTGTGCATTACTGTGTCTACAATCTTTCCTGCATTTGTAATACATAGCAGGCTATCAGTATTCTCGTAGGAGAATGCAGCATCATTGTTGTTTATTCCCATAGTTCCAGTAGAAGCAAGCAACTTGCCGACAGGCAAGGGGCTGTTTGCTAAATCTCCAAGAATCTTAGACACGTTAAAGGTCATAACTCTATTTGTTAGATCTGCTACCAATCGTGGTGACATTTCAATAAGATCAAAGGTTTGGTTTGGCTTGTTCATGTTTGTGACTACAATACGGATGCCCTCAATATATTGCACTTCCTTATCAGTAATCTCATTTCTTACAAGGTCGCTTGCTACAGGGGTTGTGTCTCGTAGTGTAGCATCTATAACGTCCCATCCTTCAATTGGTTCTACTACCTTCCACTCTGGTCTGTTGTACTTGTAGTACGCTGATGCGGATTCTACCCAGTATGTGTCTCCTTCTTCTGCTGTATTTGGTAGAGCATTGGGGGTAGGCATGATGCCAACAATCTTTGCGTCCTCCCCCAAAGAATAACCAAAACCTAATTCCACATATCCATCACTAGGAATGTTTGAGTCTGTAAGAGTCTTTACTGTTTCCCAATCTCCATTGACTCGCAACTGTACATACCAACTAGTAGGTACTGTAGCATTTTCTGAACCAAACAAAGGATCTTGTATGAGGTCATCTCCTACACGGAATGGCCCAAGGTTTTTTTCTCCCACATTTGTTTGCATCTTTATTACGATGCGATTTGCAGGGACAGGACTCTTGTACATAACATAGGGGGCAACGTCATCAATGGTTCCATCCTCATTAGAGATACCTCGCTCCTTACCGATCTTATCAACACGGTATGAAGTCCAATACTTAAATGAGTCAAAGCGTGAGCCCATGTAATACCTTGGACGCTCTGCAATAAAACTACCATAATTATTAATGTATTGTGCCGATATTGTGTCTGATGTTGTGTACCCTAGGTACAATGGCTTGTTGATACCGCTACGAGGGCGGTTGGGGGTTATGCACTCTGAAAGTGAGTACAGCAAACGCATACGCTCACGATTGTCTGTAAATTGAGTAGGTGTGCTTGCTCCTTCTTGGTAGTATTGACTGGTGACAACTGTATTGCTGTCTGTAGCATTGGGGGCATTCTCAACTACGTTGCCGTTCCTAACCTCATAGTTGCCTACTGCCTGAATATTACCTGGAATGTTCATATTCCATTCTGCTATCACACGACTATCTGTTTCGATAGTGTGAGATGTTTTCATGTAATTCTGAAAATCTTCTTCTCCGTACATTATGCTTCGTCCAGACTCACAGATACATTCCACATATCGTAAATGCCCCGCTTCTCAATAGAGAAGTTAAATGAGGAAAAGAACATCTGATACCTATCAGGGAAATAGTTTAGCATTTCCATTTCGTTTCCACTTGGAGTTCCATTCTCGTCAACATACTTATCAAAGTTATCGTATGACAGAAACACCCACATTGGTCCTTTGGTATTTCTGTACCAATTTACCATATCTACCCCACCAGCACCTCCGTCTGCTGTATACTCACATCCTCCTGCGGGTGTGCGTGATCCATCCATAGCGTATGTTGTTTTGTTGTGATATGATCGTGAAGGCAGCAATCCCCAAGAACAGTTGATTGCTAACTTGTCTGCTGTATGGTATGACCTCATATTACCATTTACCATACGCATTCTATTTTCTATTCTTTGAAAGTCCATTGAGATAGGGGATCTGCTATGATCAGAGACAACGATGAAGTCTACCCCTTCTTGCCCCAAAGGATATGTTGATCCAGAATACTGACCAGACTTCACAACCTCGCCAGGATTGTTTGACCACAACATAGCCTGTGGTCGGTTCCAGCGTTTGCGATTATCAATGTAGGAGTTTCCCAAGCCAGTTGTAACTGTGGGTCCATATAGTCCAGCCATTCTATCCTCCTGTATTCTTCGTCTTGTCTATTTCCAACCTACGGATAACAATGTCTGCTACTTCGTTGGCATTTGCTCCTGCTGCATCTACCCTTACGCTGTTATTCATAAAGTTGTTTGTTACGTTTCCTGCTATACCACCCATTATACCAGATGAGACTGGGGAGGCTGTTTGAGATACGTTAAAAGATGCTGTTGTCTTTGGTCCAATCATACCCTCATACTTGGTTGCGTCAAAGGAAATTGATGACATTTGCTTGGCAAGTGCTGCTGACTGCTTTCCTACCTTTTCGCTGTACTTAACAGGATCAAATTCTCCTGACTTTATGGCCTTCATTGCTCTTGCTGTCGCTTTTCCGAAAGAGTTCATAAGATCTAGGTTTTGCTTAATCTGTACGCCCTGTGCCTCTTCTATTTCTAGACTCTTAAGTTCTAGATTATTAATGTCCTCTAATGCCTTGAACTCTTGCTCTGCCCGACCAATTGCCTTGTCGTGCTCTGCTGTGCCTGCTGCTATCTGCCACTCAGCAAAAGCAAGTTGCTTATCGTTTTCTTTAACAATATCCTCAATAGTTTTTAGACGACCATCTTCAATCAAAGCAATTTGATCTTGATATCCAAGAATATTCTTGTTTGCTTCTGAGATAAGAACTTCCTGTGCCTCAATCAAAACTTCTTGCCCATAGATCTTTTCTTGAATGTTGTAGATCTCATCTGAAATTGCTAATGTTGCAAGTTTGTTTTGGTAAGACTGCTCCTCTAGTACTCGTTGCCTATCATCAATTTGATCACGAGTAAGACCACTATCTTGTCCCGTCAAAGAATTTACAGCAGAATCTCTTGCTGTTTCTAGGGAAGAAGAGAATGCTTGTGCTGCAAAATCTGCCTGCTCTGATTGCATCTGTGCAGCGGCTTGAGCGGCAGCACCAATATCACCACGGGAAAGAGCATCAGCCAATCCTAGTTGTGTCTGCTGAGACTTAGCAATGTTTTGATTTATTTGCTGTACCTTGGTTAATGCATCAATTCTTGCGTTGTATGTATCATTAATTGTTTCTTCCTGGTACCCCATAAGTTTGAGGTCGTGTGAAAGCATATCTGATTCACGCATACGCAATTCATCTTCACGATTCATCAAATCAATCTTGCGTTGCTTGTGCTCAACTTCTCTCTCGTAGCCATCAATGACTTCTTGTACCTTATCTATTTCTCTTTCGTAGCCATCAATAAGATCCTGTTGTCCTTCAATAAGTTCTTCCTGTGGTTCGATCTGTGTTGCCCTAATCCATGCTGCCTCTTTATTATAAACATTGTTATCAACTTGGAGATCGTTCAGAGTCTTACCGCCAAGGGCAGCACGCTCAATTGCCATTGATGTTACCATCTTGGACACCTTCATTTGCGATAGCAGGTAATCGTTTTGCTGCTTAATTTGATCATTAATTTTTTTCTGTTGATCTATTTGCGTGGAATCCAAATTAACAATTCTTTGACCAAGTTCTGTTGCTTTCTTCTTTTCTGCGTTTGTCCCATTGTACAAGGTAAGAAGGGTTTCATTGCCTTGAATGGTTTGGCTGAGAAGGGTGTCGCCTAGTTCATCTTGCACCGTTCCCTTCTTTGCCTCTTCTTCTTCTCTAGCCCTTACGTCGTCACGTTCTTTACGGAAAGCATTATTGTTAGACTTCTGAACATACTCGTCTCGTTTGGCTTTGCTCATTTCCTTAAACCTGTCTCTGGCTTCCTTGTCTTTAGCAAGTTCCTGTATTGCCTCCTCAGTTAGACCTGTTTTTTCTCTTAGCCATTGAATGTACCCCTTCCTTGCAATGATCGAGCCCTTTCCTTCTTCTACGATTTTTCCATAAAGTATTTTGGATTCTTTTGTATCCTCTAGTAGTTGCTCTAGCCAATCTAGTTCTGGTTCACTACCGCCGCTGCTGCCGCTGCTGGTCGGTGGCGTTTTTGTTGGAGCGGGATCCTTTCCGTCGTCGTCGGTCTCCCCTTGGCGTATCAAATCAGAGGGGTTTTGTCGATGGATCCATCGTGCCGTCCATGGATCGTCGTCGGCAAGAGCCATCGCCGCACTAGGAGTTCCGTATTCTTCATACTTAGTCATAACAGTAAGGAGGAACTCCTTTTGTGTATTCGGATCTTGAGCCTCAAACCAAGCAACAAGTTCGTCGCTCCACCCTAAAGTGTCTGTAGCAAAATTAAGAATAAAGTCTGTTTGTTGTTTCTTTGGAAGGTTGTCAAATTCTTCACTAAATATGTGTCCAAATTCTTTAGCAGCGGCGGCAGTTGCTTGCAGGTCACCGTCCATCATTGCAAACAAATCATCAATATCTCCTCCTGCTTGCGTTACTTCAATCATTGCAGTAGTCATATTTTCTTTCAACTCGTTAGCCTTTTCTTCGGGCATTCCAAGTAGTGCATCATCACCAAAAATTGCCTCATACAAAGGTTTCTCTGGTTCAAGTTGTCCCATTAGCCATTGAGCAGAAGGAATCTCTTCTTTGTATTCTTTCCATTTTCCAATGAGGTCATCTATATCCATGCCTTCTTCAATATCAATCAACCCTGATGAAACGGCATTTAGTGCGTTTGGAAGGTCTTCTGCATATGTTCTTAAACTTTTCAAAGACCCGTTTATTTCTTCTATTCCTGCTTTAGCAATAGCAATTCCCTCTGTGTCGTCCCGACCCATAGCCATCCCCAAGTCTGTTTCCCATAACGCAAGGGAATTTTCTAGTTGGTCTTTTGCTGTTTCCATGGATTTTGGATCAAGGAAATCAACTGCTGCAAGGTTATCATCTGTTGCTTTGTTTATTCCCTCTACAAACTCTTCTCCTTTTTCTTTTCCGAGTTCCATATTTACGCTTGACTTAAAACTATCGATAATTCTTTCTTGGAATTGAATTGTTTGATCGTCTCCCCAATCATCTCCATACAATGTCTGCGCTTCCTTTAGGGCATCATTTGATGAATATTCGCTACGCAATTTGGCTAATTCTGCAAACTGGTTCTTTGCTTCTTCTGCATTAATTGCTTCTGTTGCAAGTGCCTCTGCAATTGCTGCTTCACCCTCTTCAATTATTTTAAGGTCTTGAATAGCAGACTCTGCTGCTTGTGGTGCAAAAAGATCAACAGTACCATCACCCTTTGCTATCATAAATACTTGTGTATACCATGATAGACCATCCCATTGTAATCCAGCATTGTTCATTGCTTCTTCCATGTCCCAACCACTTGTTAAAAGTTCTGTTGTGATTCGCAAAGGATCTTTTAGATAATCATTTCCATTGGGGCCAAGAATTTCATTTACGTTCATAATAGAATCTATTGCTATATCTTGATCTCCAACTGCATTTGCAACCTCATAAGAAATAGCATTAGCAAGACTTTCGCTAATGGTTCCTGCCCCAATTTGTCTTGCTAGGTTTTGCGCCAACGACCTTGCCGCTTCGTCTGCTCCACCATTAGACTGTGCAGACTTAACTCTTTCAATTAGTTCTTTACCTACCTCTGCCTCTATAAATCCTTTTGCCTCAGACAAACTCTCTTCATCAACAGACTCTCCTGTTTCTCTTTGTACTTTTCTTTGTGCCTCTTTTTCAATATTAGACAGGTTTCCAAATTGGTCTGAATATTTCTGAATGTCTTCTCTTGCACCCATCATTGTCTTTGCATATTTTGCTGATGCTTCTGCTGCCTCTTGTGTGGTCTTATTTAAATACCAGATTCCCACGCCAGCGGCGACGACGGCAGCAGCAAGAGCAACCCAAGGATTCTTTAGCAATGGAAGAAGTTGTTGAACAGCCATTAATCCAAATGTCGCAGGCATGATCTGTTGTGATAGTTCTTGTAACGGACCAGGAATCATAGATGCCGCAAATACTACACCTGTCATTGCTCCTGTTGCAGCGGATAGTTTTCCACTACCTTTAAGCAATGCCTTACCAAATCCTTTAGCACCCTTAGCAACATTAGTCATTGCAGCAGATGCAACGTTTGTTACTGTGGCAAATCTATTTTGTGCTGCAACCTGCCTATTGCTTGCTGCCACAACCTTTTGATCCGCAACTATTGCTTGCTGTGTTGTTCCTGCCCTTTTATTCTGTAGTGCTTCAAGTCTTTTATTTGATTGGCTAGGAGATCCAGCCAAACCTTCTGATTGCTTTGCATCTGTGTATGGGTCAGAACCCTCTAAGGCTGCCCTTCGTGATGCTTCATATGAATCAGCATCATCTGCCCCATCAATAGCCGCTTGTGGATGTGGACTGTTTCTATCTCTTGCTGCTAAGTATGGGTCACTTCCCTTCAATTCTTGTTGCAGACCTTTCTCATATGCTTGTGCTGCTGCCTTGCCTCGTTGAGTCATTGCAACTGTTTGATAGTTGGTAACACCAGCAGAGTTACCCCGACGACCCCTGTCTGGTAGGGCACCCGCTGCTGTCGATGTTCTCCTATTTGCAACCTTTCCATGTGAAGTTTGGAACACACCATCTGACTTTGTTCCAAACCCCTTTGCCTTTGCAATTCTCTTTCCTTCTTCTGTCAGGGACAGTCTTATGTTTTTGCCCCCCTTCTTAATTTCATTTTGGAATTCTTTAAATGCACCCTTTGTATTCTGTGTTGATTTTTCATATACCTTATTTAGAGCGACTGTATTTTCACCAAGGTCAGTAGTTGCTTGTTCAACAACAATTGCATCGTCAGAAATATTGCGAATATGCTGTTCATATTCTGCTTGTGCAGCATCAATTTGTGCAAACCCAGAGTCAATTTCCTGTTGAGACAAATTCATATCAGTAGAGTAGTTTGCCCATTGCTCTTTTTGCGTATTGAAAGTATTTGCTAATACGTCTGGGTCTAACAAGGCTGTCTTTGCTGCCTTACCAGACATTTGCCCCCCACCCTTTAGACTTTGGTTTACTGCCGATGGAAGATCTAATACTGCGTCTCCAAGTTGTTCAACCTTAACATTTGATGCTCCAACTGCATCAATAAGTTCCAGTTGTGCCTTACCAGCCTTAGTAGCCTGATCACCGCTTGCTCTAATAGATTCTGCGTAAGCGTCCACTTCTTTTGTGCTAAGTCGGATGGGGTCCATAACGTGAGACTTTTCTGTCCAAAGTTCCCCATCTTTATTATACTTTTGTCTTGATCCAAGACCTTCTCGCCCCAACTCTTTTGCCATACCCTCTGATACTTGCTTGGTGCCCTCTTTACTGCTCATTCCCTGAGTGACACCCTGCTCAACAGATTGTGCAATAATTCTTTCTATGTCTGCTTCCGAAACTCCCCACTCTAACGCCTTTGCAATCTTTTTTTCCAATGCACGAGTGTCTAATGCTCCTATATCAAATCCTACTGGAACGGTTCTACCGCCAACCTGTACTGACCCCCCTTCATTAAAGCCTTTAACTGATCCACCATTAAGTGCCGATAAGAATCCACGGTGCTTGTCTGCCTGACTCTTCTTTACAACAAACTCACCAGGAGTCAAGAGTGCAGGAACCCTATCTCCCGTGCCTGATCCTGGTACGTTACCTCCTGTAGCCATCTTTACTGGTGGCTTTCCTGCTGGGCCTGCCCCGCCAGGTACACCTCTCATGCTAGTTGCTAGTGCATTGTATTGACCAACTAGGTTTCCTACAATTGTTGCTTGTGCACTTAAAGTGCTATTGAGAACTGACTCTTGTGTATTCAATTGTGCCGCTGCATTTGCTGCCTCTAGTTGTTCATTGGATAGGTACTCAGCACCTCCACCCAAATTCCTAAGTGCTGGAACAAGGTTCAGTATGGTTTGGAATCCTTTTAGCAGAATACCTGTCAAGTTACCCATCAAACCAATAAACATAACTAGACCAGGGATAACTACACCGATACCTACTGTAAGAAAACCTAGGGCTTTCTTTGCATTATCTCCAAGGTCATTAAACCAGTTTGCAACTTTTGTACCGAACTCAAGAACTGGTGTAATAAGTTTTAATACAGCCTCGCCAATTGGAGCAATAGCAACTTTAAGTTGTTCTAGTGCAGAGGTGAATCTCATTGTTGAAGACCCTGCAATTTCACCTAACTCTCTGTCTGCTAGTGCTGCAAGTTCTGCGGTAGATGTGGTAGTCAATTCAATAACTCGTTGTGCCTGTGATGCGTCATCAGCGATGTTAGTAAAGAGAGCACCCATCCTAGCAAACTGACGCTTACCAAATAGATCAGATAGTAGTTTCTGGGTATCTAAATCAGACAGACCCTCCATGGCCTGAGCCAAAGAATTAATCATGCCCATGAGGTCTCCCTCATTATCTTCTACGATTGCATTTAGGTTGATGCCTAGTTCCCCTGCTCTATCCCGTGCCGCCTTTGCTGGGGTGATCAACCGTGCTAGAGATGTTTTGAGTGCGTTGGCTGCCTCATTTGCTCCAATGCCGCCCTCACGCATAGCGGTAAGCATAACTGCTAGGTCTTGAATGTCGCCACCAAGACCCTGAATAACAGGAGCAACTAAAGGAATAGACTCTGTAACGTCAGAGAGTGCTAAGACAGTTTGGTTCTCAACAGCGTTGAGGAAGTTTACGGTGTCCTCTAGTTCTTGACCCTGAATCTTAAATGCAGAGTTTAGAGAGATCATTGTGTTTAGGGCTTGATCCTGACTAATCATACCCAAGGTAGCCAAATTGGTTGCTTGCCTTGTTACGTTAAGTAGTTCATCTCCTACCAAACCTGTAGCGGCTGCGTCTGCTGCTAGACCTGTGGTTTCTTTTGCTGTGAAGCCTAGGCGAGTCATCTCAATTGCTAATTCTTGTACGGCATCTGCCATTGCGTTGGTTTCATTAATAGAAGTATCAAAGTCACCATAGACCCTCTTGAAGTTAATAACCTCACGCTCAAGATCCATAAATGCTTTGGCTGCCAGACCTGCGGCAATAGTCAAAGGAACGGTAAAGCCAACCATCAACTGACGGCCTGCCCATTGCATGTTCTTACCCCAGTTGAGAATAGAGGTAGATCCCTGCTGCAATGCCCTGTTAAAGATAGACAAACGCTGTGTGGCAATTTGCGAATCCGTCGCCATGCTCTTAATTGGTGAACTTCTGACAACTGTAGACATTCCATCAAGGTTTCTGCCTACCTCTTTGTATTTCCTATTTAGGAGATTTGCTTTTTGTACCGCCAAATCATAGGCTGTACCAGTTTTTGTAATGGACTGACGCATCGTGGTAAATGAATCAGAGATACCTCGTGATGCCCCTGCAAGTGATTTGTCCAACAACTTTGTGTTGGAGGCCATTGTAACAATTTCATTATTAAAGCCTTTAAGTTGGGGCATGGAGGCTGCTAAACCTGCTCCTGCTACCCCCATATTTGCCATGGAGGTACCCGCCATGGTCTTCTGTAGAGTTGCTACCTGAGTCTGCAACGCACGGAGTTGAGCCTGCGCTTTGGCAGTCTCAATATTGATTCTGATATTAGCGTCTGTATCACTCATTATTCAGGCATCTCCATGGTTCATTATACCATAGAGAGTTTTTATCCTAAGGGATTTGAGGGAGCATTTTCATCGCCTTGAGTGAACCTTGCATATCCCATATCTTTGCCCATTTGGAAACCTTTTTGTGCTCCGTACCTTCCCTGCAAAGAAAGAATGTCATTAGCATCTTTAGCCGCACCACCCGATGAAACACGAGCCTGAATGTCCTCAAAGGTGGATGCTTTCTTTTGTTCTGCTTTCTTTGGCTGCGGCCTTCTACCTGTCTCTTTATCTAGATCAACTCCCTGCATGGCTGCCGCAAACTTTTTATCATTGTACTCCTGCTCACGCATACTTTCCAATATCATAATAAGTTCAGCCATGCATAGGCTGTCTTCTAACTCTTCAAAGTTTTTCCATATACCTGATAGGAAAACTTGCGACTCTAACTCAGCGAGATCTAGTTCGTCCCAGGTAGTCCCGCCGCTGGGTTTCCCACTTCATCAAACTTAATGCCTGATGCGGCTTCTACAACCTTGTAGACAGAGGGTAGGTCAATTGAATCTTCTAGACGCTCACGGTCATCAGAGAGATCAGGAGAGTATTGCTTCATAGCAATCTGGACACAATCAAGTAGAACATCCATGCTCTTGTCGTTATCATCTGCAACCTCTGCGATCTCACCAAACTTCTTCATAAACTCACGAAGTAGTGAAATCTTGAGTGGACGCATAGAAATCTTGGTGCCGTCAAGCAACTCAATCTCAGTTGTTTCATAAACTGTTGTAGCCATTTTATTCCTTAAAGTAGTAGTATAGGCTTTTTTGCCTACCCCCATTATACCACACACCGAAACCCCCGCCCAATAGGGACGGGGGCTGCGGTTTATTATGTTGTATGTTTTATTATGAAATTGTTGGTACACCTGAAATTGAGTAGGTGCGGTCGATGATACGTCCGTATGAACCATTGTTTGCAGGTAGCAAACGGAAGTTGGCATCGAATGTTGATGCAGCGTCACGAGAAACTGAGACGGTTACTGCATCCATGCTAAGTGCACGGAATGCAACGTAGATACGCTCAATCTCGGAACCTACCTCACAGTCACCTGTGCCTGGTCCAACGGCGCAAAGAGCACGCTCAATTGGGCACTCACCAAGGTTACCAGCGTTGATTTCCAACATGTCTAGACCGTCAGTAACGCCTGAGACGTAACCTGCGGTTGCTGCAACTAGACCCTCACCCTCTGTTGAGGCTGAGATACCTGCTGCACCAACACCAGTGCTATCATGCTGACCATCGTTAAGGGAGTCGTCACGGACACCTGAGTAAGTATCAGGTAGACCTGTGTCGGCATCCCTTGCGGTAAGACCGTAGTTAAGATCGGCTGGGCTTGCGGCGATTGCGTAGAGAAGGTTCTCTAGAGTAGCCTCTGCGAAGGTTGTGTTAAGCATAACCTCCATACCCTGCTTGAAGATCTTAGCGGAGTCTAGCAACTGATCAACCTCAACCTCACCGAAGTCAGGTGTGATGGTGATTTCCATACCATTTTGGGTGTATCCAACGTTGCGCCACTTCTCGCCACCTGTGCTCATCAGAGTATCCTTGTAGGACTCATCTGCAAAGGCTGGCATGTCAGCGGTAGCGGGATCGGGTAGCGGACCACTTGAATGAACAAATAGTGCTGCTGCACCGACGATGATGTTCTTGGAGTCACCACGCTTGTACGAATTTACTGCCATAATTTTTTCACCTCTTTTATTGTGTAATGTATTGGAGATACACTACGGTTAGGGGTGTTTCCTCGTTGTATATTATACCACAATTTTATCGGTTAAGCAATGCTTTGCGTTCATTGTAATGAAATTCTGTTTCAATGATGAACTTACTTACATAATACTGACTTGTGGTGTAGTTCCTCTGTGCCCCTGAACTTGAGATCTGCGTAGAGGTTTGGAATACCCGAACGTGATGGAAGAAGATTCCGTAGTCCTTGTCCTTATTGTAAGCATTGATATCCTGTGCTACATCGTCCATGCCGTCAAGAATGTACTGTACGGCAGAACCTAGGGCCATAGAGTCTGATGGATTTGCTTTGAGAGCGTAGTGGATCTGCTCCTTCTTGATGGGGTAGAATGGGTTAGGATTGATAACCATCATTCGGTCATATACAAATGTAGGCAACTCTTCCCAAGGAGTACCGCCAGATGCACTCTCGCCAAGGGGAAAGAATGGCTGTACGCCATTGTATTCTAAAACAAAGTCTGGGTCTAGTTCTGCTATTTTGCTCCAAAGGTATCTATTAACGGGTACCGCTGGAACCATAGGAACCATATCTTTTAATGCCATTATCCAATACCTCCCTTAATTGTAGCATACTTCTTGCCTTGCCTTTTACCAGATGAATAAGACATGCCCCTTCTCCATCCACGAAAAAACTCGTCTGCTGTTGAAAAGTCTCTTAGCAATTCCTGTACCAAAACTCTGTCTAGATAATTGTTGAAGAACTCACGGAACACCTGCTCATATCCACCCTCTGTCTCTGGACCGCCTGGACTTTGTACTGTTACACTATTGGGGGTAAAAACCATCTCTCCATCTTCCCCCTCAAAAGCAAGAACACTACCCTCTTGTGGCTCAATCGTTACAGCAATACCCTCTTCCATGATTCGTGCTTTGTCGTAAAATGGGGTATTTCCTGTTGGTGGGATTGACTCACTTGGTAGAAACTTGGATACAAACCTAATGAAACCAGAACCAATGAATGCGTCAAGATCAAACAGACGAGCACCTGGGCTTCCAGTCTGACCCCATTCGTATACATGGTGCAAAGATGCTGGATCTAAGCGTGCAGAAGAATCAACATACTTGTAGAATGCTTGCTTTGTTACCTCTGCTATTTGACGCAACATCATTTGCTCTTGGGACTGTACACCATTGAGAAATCCATTTGAGTATTGGATAGCATTGTTTATTACTTTATTGAAGTCAGTTGCATCTACACTTATCATAGCATCCCCTGGTCATCGGCACGCTCTAATAGCATCTTGTAATATTCAATCTCGTTCCAAGGATTAATAAAAGGATCAACACTCATAACCTCAAAGATGATAGGGCTACCGTCCTCGTTTAGGTGAAGTTCCTTTCCTGTTGCTGTGTCCTTGATGTTTGTAATAATCATATCTGTGAATGGGTGGTACTCTCCTGTACTATCTACCCGTGGATCTACATCACCCATAAACCTACCATTCAACCTTTTCTTATATTCAAATTCTCTGTCCGCTGAGAGGTCTTGGAGATTTACGGTGCCCATGACGTTCCAGTAGGCTTTCTTTTGCGTCCTATCCATGTACCAGACCTTTATTGCCTCACCGTATTCATTCTGCCCCGCACCACCAGTCACGACGTTTTCTTGTGGTAGTGGGTTGCCAAACTCATCTTGAAACTGTCCTGATGGAACAAGGATTGACTCTGGCTCTTGATCTAAGTAGGTGTATGTACAATAGTAAACATCGCATTGCATTCCACCTAGGAAGGCTGGAAGTTGCACGCCCATTTACAACACCCCAAGACGACGGAGTTGTGGCTTCTTGTTTAGGTATTTCTTTAGGATCATATCAACAGGCTCACTACCTGTAGAACCAAATCCACCTAACGCCTTGCTCCTATCTCCATACACTAACTTGAATTGGTCTGTGGAGTATTCCTTGATGTAGTCATCCATTACGTTACCGCCGATGTGTCCTGTATCAATCCAGTTCCGCAAAAGGATTAGTGCTGCTAGAATAATGTCGTCGGGGACATTCTTGTACCCTCCACCTAGTATCCAGTTGTAGTAAAAGTTTTTGGGAAAGAATGGTGAATGACGATCATAGTTTCTGTATGAATCAGACCTTGGACGCTTGTACCTTGGCTCATGACCTGCCTCAAACCTACGCTCTCCCCACACCGTAGTAGCGGCTGTGCGGTCTTGTGTCAGTTCGTAAGACCTCCAGTTTGTCCACTCTTCTCCTTCTTTTGGATACTTCTTGTAAACGTGGATGTTGTTCTCCCATACGTCTAGGATCTCCGACAATCCCCCTTGTGCGTATGGCTCATTATCCATACCGTTCATTCCTGGGAGGGCAAAGAAATCAATACCTAGCCCCTGTCCCTCAAACGGCATACGGGTGTAATAGAATCCACCAGTAATGGCATCAATAAGTGCCCGAATAAGTTCTTCTCCTTGTGGATCAAAGTCTGGATTGTTTGGGTCTATGTAGGGGTGAACAATTGTTAAATCTTCTACAAAGTCTGTTTTGGAGTCATTCCATGTGTAACCTGCCGCCACCTCTTGTACGGAGAGATCGTATGTTTCATCAAACATATTAAATGGATAGTCTGGAAGATCAAAGACAATATTCCCAGAAGCGTCTGAGGTAATCGCATCCCCCCAAGTTGTGAAGTTGTTTACAACAGCAACATCATATTCTGTAAATGGCTTTCCGTCTGGAATAGTTACAGTTATGGGCTTGGGGGGATTACGATATACCTTCATTACATTCTACGTCCCTTTGGGCCTACCAGTTGCCCTGGCTTAATACCAGAAGCCTGTGCCCTAGCAAGTTCATCCTTAGATGCTGCACGAACATCTGGAAGTCGAACCCACATTACTGCAAGATCTTTCTTTACGATGTTGTACCCTAGATCTAGTTTACCCAACTTAGAAGAGGAGTAACGACGCTCAGAGTAAATACAAACCTTGTCGTCTTGTGCGGTTGGCTTGTTAGCATTTACGACGAGTTCATCTAGACGGATATCAATTTCTTCTTGCTCTCGTGCTGCACGAGCATCCTCTGTAGGTGCTGTTATGACACTAGGGGTCTCAGGCTCGGCATCAAAAGTGATCTCTTCTGATGGTGCCTCTGTTGCTTCTAGAATAGCAACAATGTCTGCCTTTTTCGTTGCGCTCTGCAACTTAATACCGTTGGTCTTTGCGTATTCCCGCAACTCCCGAATTGGCATATCTTTAAAATTCATAGTTGTCTCCTTCACTACTATTGACACTATTATACCACAAATGCTTGAAGGGGGAGAGCCGTAGCCCTCCCCCAACATAGCGCATATGAATTATGCTGTGTACTCGGTGTATGCAACTGCATCCAACTCTTCCCAGGCAATACCGAACCGCATGAATACTGTGTATTCAATTGTGTCCTTCTTGCTCTGGTACTCACGGTTGACCGTGATATCACGCTGAATTCCCCAGATACGGTTCTGTGGGAATGTTAGTTCAACGTAATCTTCTGGGAAGTAAGGTACCTCAAGAACGGGCACACCAAGAACTCGGGTAGCCTGTGGCCCACCGAATTCCTGGCCGTTTCCATTGAGGTATGCGTTTGCATACTCGTAGGAAGCAGGCCATTGTCCTGTGTTGGTTCCTGTGCCATTAGCAGCCACGATCTTAGCAAAGGTATCGCTACCTGCGTAGAAACGTAGACCACTCTTGATGGCACGGTACTTACGAGGCATTGCTAGGATGATCTCCTGCATGACCTCGGTGTCCCATGTTGGGTCGCCTGCGGCAACTGCAACTGGATCTTGTGCTCCACCCTCATTGATGAAACGATCCCAGTCACCTACTGGCTGTGCATTCTGATCTAGAGTATCTGCGCCACCTGCGGCACCTGCGGCGGTTGCGAATACTGGTGGAACTGCTGCGTGAGCCTTGTTCTGCACCTGTACATGGAAACCGTCCATGATACCCAAGAATGGATCCGTAGTCTTACCTAGGTCACCATTAATGGCTAGATCCTCAATGTCATTAGCAAATGCTGCTGTCATCAAACGTACTAGGTGATCTTCTAGTGCTGCACCTTCGATATTATCTTCAAGTGCCTCAGTTGAAACCTCCCAGTCAAGACGCAACTTCTTGGTAGAAAGGTCTACCTTAGTGAATGTTGCCCCTGCGTTCTCGTATGAACCATCAGCCTGTGCTGCGGCACGGAGAACTCGTTGACCAACGTTGATCTTTTCTAGTTCAACGGTGTTTGCACGCATTGTGATGCGTCGACCGTCCTTTGCAAGAACGGTTCCATCCCAAACGTAATCAATGAACTGACGAGCCTGATCTGGGTTAAGGACACCACCACCAATCTGACCAGATGGATTAATATCTAGTGGACTGGCTTCCCCCATTGCCTGAGGATTGAGTGCTTGCCCCATGTTTCCATAGTTAAGTGCCTCGCCATCGTTCTGCTGTCCAACACCACCAACACCAATGTATCCTGATGCGTGATGTGTGTTTGGGTTACCAACGTTTTCAGTGGTGCCTGGGTTACCAGTTGCGTTCTGAACTGGGTTAACACCTGGGTTGACTCCCTGACGATCTGCGGCACCTTGTACCTGATCACCAGCGGCCTTCTTTAGGCTAACGTCTGAAAACTCTTCTGTAGTAATTTCGTCTGACATAATTCTATTCACCTCCTGATTTTTTTTCTGTAATTTAGAATAGGTCGGACTTCTTGAGGAAACGACCGTCCCATAGTGATTTCTCAACCATTGCTGGCTGAGACTGCATGATTTCTCCAAAATCAGCAGACTTTCGGAAAGCAGTATCTTTTTCTACTGCGTCAACACGCTTTCCAAACTCTTGATCTTGTGCCCTGAGGGTGACAAACTCGCTATTAAGTGTAGCGACTGCCTTGGAGACCTCAGATACCTGTGAATAAACCTTTGTAACTGCATCAGCAAGAGCCTTGATTTCAAGAATCTGTGTTGAGATATCGGCTACTGCTGTAGTCAATGCCTCGATTTTCATCTCTACTGTATCAATCTCTTCGGCCTGCTCTTCGGTTGCCTCTTCTGTTGTTTCCTCTACAACTTCCTTGACTTCCTCTACGGCCTCTTCAACTTCTGCCTTCACTTCTCCAACGGCTTCTTCTACTGCCTCGGGGGTTTCAGGAGTGGCTTCTGTATTTTCGGACATATTCTCTACCTCCTTATTTTTCCTTACTGTGGTTAGAATGCCCTTAACCATCTGTGCCTTGTCGGGGTCGTTCGACTCAACAAAGCCGATGTTTTCCATTGCTTCGCTACAGCGAGGACAGGCTGACTTCACGGTAGATGACAGTTGAACCACATCATCGTGACCGCAATAGTACACATTTTCGATTAGTGCCTTAGCAAGCATACCCGTTACATCGCCGTTCTTCTGAATAGATAGAACGTTAGCAAACTGATTTGCTGGAACATCCACAAGAGACAACTCACTTAGAGTAAACTCTTTGATAACACGGACGCTCTTTTCAAGGTCACCATCATACATAGTGTCCTCTTCATCAATACTACCTGCAATAGAAAATCCTGTGAGAGTGCCGTCAAGAATCTTTTCCCAAGTGTCTTGAGCACCCTTTGAAATATAAGCAGATACATAAACTCCTGCGTACATTTTATTTGCATCTGAGTCAAAATAGGTATCTTCCTTGAAGTCTACCATTTTGCCTACCGCTTTCTTTGCGTCATGCTGTTCACGGATATTGCCTGCAAAGTTGTGAAAAGCATTTACTGATGCTTCCTTTGTTACAATATCGCCTTGTCGATCTAGATTATCAAGAGATGCAAAACCGCTTACAGTTCGCCTTTCTTCATCTACCTTGGCGATGGGCATAGAAACCCGTACAGCATTATTGTCTAATGAGAAATTTGCCTTTTCCATAGTGTACCCTATTATATCACATTTTTGTAACGTTTTAATTTTTTTGTTAAAATTTTAACATCACTCAGTTTTAGTACCCTCACCCTTGGGATTTCTGCCATCTACTGTGGCTACTCCGTCGCTTTGGGAGTTTGTCCTTTCACGCTGACGGGCAGAATTTCCTTCTGCATTTTGACGCTGACTTGCTTGTTGTTGTGATGACATTTCAACCATTTTATCGCTACCCTTGCGTGCTGGCAAGCCAAGAATCTCACGAACCTCATTGGGAGTCATTGCTTGGTTTCGTAGGTAACGCTCGTGGATCTGAGACATAGCAATTTCATCAGTCAATGTTGCCTCTTTGAACATCAACTCAACAACATCTGTCTTTTCCTTAGTTATTTGAGAGATTGCTTTTTGCAGATGCCGTTGGGCTGGGCGGGTGACTTGCTCCTTGAATGTGCGGTCTTGAGAAAGAGCAGCAGCAATAGCAGATGCATCCACACCACCTAGTTTAGACAAAGGAACCTGATGAGCCATTAGGATATCGTCACGGTTTTGCTTACGATAGTCCTTGAATGATCCATCCTGTACTGTGTTTTCTACGGGATGCATTTCAAAATCAACCTTGTTGCCATCGGCATCAGAGGGTAGAGGCACATACAAGGTACGGTGATTCTGTCCCTTTAGCCCTGTTTGTAGGAAGCGGAACAGACGCTCTTCACTCTCTGGGGATAGTTGAGCACCCTTGACTGTTACGATGTAACGAGGCACAGCCTTGTTTTCAAAATAGTCAATGTTGTATTGTGCGGCAAACTGCTCTCCCTTAATTGCCTGCAAAGCAGAAATAACATCAGGGATGCCGTAGTAAGTATTGAGGGGTGAGTATTCCTTGAAGTGAATAATCTCATTGGGTCGTGGATCATCGGTAACAGGGTTTGGATTCGTTGCCCCGAACTTTCGGAAGTAAACAACCTTCTCTGCTACGATCTGGATATATCCATCGTGCAAACGACGAGCACGCATTGTGGGTGCTGGAACGTGTCCAAGGTATCCAATCTCGCCTGTTGTGGTTCGACCGATCTCCAAGTATCCATTACCTGTAGCAAGCATATCGGTGAGGACACGCTCCATTGTTCCTGTGAATGTAGAATCATTATTTAGGCTTTCTAACCAATCTTCCATGGTTGCCTTCAAACGATCAATCTTCCTGTGGATAAAGTCTAGTTTTTCTCCTGTCTCATCTTCTACCTTTTGCATAGTAGCAGAAGTCATCTTCCAGTCATAACCAAGACCAACGATGTTCTCTACCTTAGCGTCAATAGCAGCATGGTTAGCAAAGTTAGAGTCATAGAAGTTTGCTAGTTCTACAAGATCATAGGGTGGTTGAATAACATCAAAAGTTGCATAACCCTTTCCCTGCCGTGAGTTTAGTGACTTTCGACCAGCGTCATCTCTACCTGTTGCTCGTGATTTGGAGTCTTCCAGGTATCCTTTTACTACTCGTGAAGTACGACGCTTGAAGTTTGTATCTAGGCCACGCATATCTTTAATCTCATCCCAAGACTTTTGGAATGGATCGTAAAACTGTGGTCCCTCTTCTTCAAAGTCAAATGTCTTTGCTACGATATTAGCCATCTTGTATTCCTGCCGCCTTCTTTGCGTCTGTAACTGCGTTGAAGTCATTCATGGTTGGTAGTAGCCCTGACTTCATTCTTTCACGCTGTTCTGTGTACTCTTCATCTGTGGCTCGTTGGATACCAGGAATAAAGTATGGCCTGCCCTCTGGCTCACCGTAATGGGCAGCGGCATTGGTAATCTGAGCCATCTTGTCCATATCGTATTGTCGGGATGGAATGTTAAGTAGGTTATGATCTTCATCCATAAACAAACTTCCATCTGCCTTCTTCCAAGCGTAAATACCCCAACCTGGATTCTCGTCTACTACAGTTACTCGTGGTTTCTTTAGTGCTTTCCTTTTATTTGACATAACCATATTATACCACAAGTTATAGTTTGCGTGACGGAACAAGACCAGATTATGAAGGTCTTCTATCAAATGTTTTCCACTCAACGCCAGTAGCCATGGTTGTGTTCATTTCCCCTACCTTGAGTGGTGGATCTTCTGAGCCTACGCTGGTGGTATTTCCACCTGTAAATATCTTATAAATCTGTGTTGGATCAACGGGGTACTGTAGGTATGCTCGTGAAGAAACGAGATCTGCAAAGGTTTCAACAGATGGGTCATTAACCCAGTCTCCCCAAGTCTGAATCCTTACACCTTCCCAAAGCCTAACGATAGCGGTGCTCTCTACCTGTGTTTCTGATAGTGCTGACACAGAGATGTTTTGATAGACTGCCCCCTCATTTAAAATAATCTTATATAAGGTAGAGACAGAGAAGTCAAGTGGTTCACCAAACTCCACGCCCACCATTGTCCACTTATCTACATCGAATGTAAACTCTGTAACCTCTTCACCATTCTGATATAGGGCAACATACTCAATGGGAAGATCATTTCTACGCAACACCCAACCAGTACCGTTGTGCTTTATATCCATTACTCCGTTACGAGATACAATAGAGAACAGGGTGTTTTCGGTATCCATAAGGATATTGGGCTTAATAAACATATTAAGGTTACCAACCAAATATGGGAAATTACCGTTAGGGTTGATTGGCGTATTAACGGGGCCGTCTAGTGGCTCTATGCCGCTGTCTTTTGTTAGATATAGATATGGTGTATTCTCTTTGTATATAGCAAAGTTGTCTGTTGATGATAGTTTGTTCCCGAACCTAGTTCCAACCTCTGCCTCATCCTTGTACGCCTGCGAGGACATAGAAAGTTGTTTTACAGAGAATGGAGAAGATATTACGGCTTCTGCATAAACATCAAAATGTACAACTATTTTCCAAGAATCGTAATTTTGTGGAGGCACAACTACTGTACCATTTATCCATTCAAATTTTGTAATAGCAAGATCTGGGGCTGTCATTCCACTTACATCAATTATTCTGTTTTTAGGTAGGCTTTGTGTTGATGTAAACTCTCTTAGCAACTTATTATTCTTTGCCTCTAATGGTTGGAAAGTTATGTAGCACTTCATTTCACTACCACCCACATCATAGCCATTATCTCTAATCTTGTACAATCCGTCGTACCCGATGTTTAGTTGCAACAAGTCAAGTTTTGATTCGTAGGTTCCATCATCTTTTTGGAAGTTCCTACCAAAGTAAGATAGAGGAATTGCATCCTCCCAGAATCCTCCTGCCTCAATGTCAAGATAGAAGTTTCCATATCTTATGAAGGGTCTAATGACATAGGTACCCTTTGACGTAGCCATGTTGTGATAAGGATTAGCAATGCCGCTTGGGAAATATTGCACCAGTTCTTCACGAGCAACCATTGCTGTATCACTAAGACCAACACGATAAATTAAACCAGAGAATGTGCTTTCTCCATCACCACCAACAAACACCTCAACATCAGCAAGGCTTGTAAGGAAGTTCTTAAACTCAACACTCTCTTTTACAATCGCATTCAAATCAAGACCCACAGTAAAGGGAACATCATCCTGCACAGGGAAAGAATACTTTACATCACCGTTATATATATAGTGAACGTTGTTTCCCTGTATCACAATGTCGATAACATCATCGGTATACCGTTTCACAAATCTGAAAAGTGGTTGAGGGTCGGTGCTAGTTTCGTACCAATGCTTAGAAAAGACTCCATAGATAATCTGCGGGGGAGACTCTAGTTTCTCAATGCTATCAAAGTAGAAGTATGAGTTTTGCGTCCAGTCAAATTCAGGCTTGAAGGAGAATCCAGGGCTTACTGTTTCTGTTGAGTTGTTGAATAGGTTTTCTTTGTATAAGTTTTCTAACTTTCTACCCTGGATAAAAATTTCTGGAAGTTTGTAGTTTGGTGTCTTTACATATCCACGGCTTGTAACCAATCCGCTAATGTATCCTGTGTCCCAATTGAAAACATCTGGGTAGATAGCGGAAGTTGCGTAATTTGCAAACGACCAGTCAATGTATGTGGTAGAGTTTTCGAAGAATGTGGAGAATGATGCTGCGTCGGATAGACCTTGACCCCATACAAACCTACGTTTACATACTTCATCAGGAACAATGTAGGGGAAGATAGAGAAGCAATCAACCTCAAACAAATCAATCTCTGGGTATCCCATGAATCCAAGCAGACCTTCACCAGTCACCTCATCGTTAATAGGATCAAAGTTAAACTCTTCTGGATTAAGATCAAGAGAGATAACCTCTTGTCCGTTTATAAGAAGCCTTGCCTGGTTTGATGTGTATGTTACATTCAAGAGCATTGGCCTAAACCAATTTTCGATAGCAAAAGACTTGTACTTGTTTCCTACTGCTAAAGTTATGTAATTGTCTTTGACCCAGATGCCGTCCAATGTAGTTAGTGTGCCCCAGATCTTACGAGGAACATCTACCCTTGGATTAATGCGGGTCCAAAACTCATATGTGTATTTGTTGTATTTGCCACCGTTGGTGAACATGCCGTAACCGTTATGCTCAATTCCTGCCTCACCAAACTCAATTACGAAACGCTCTTCCTCTAGCAATTCCTGAAATGTAATGTTCTCGTTGTACCAGAACTTCCAATCTACTACAAATCCTGTATTTGAGTATGTCTTTACTTGTGACCATAACCGATCTTCTGTTTCAATAATGATACCCGTGCTGTCTGATGTTACCCCAACTGATTGACTAGAACCATAAACAAGAGGCAAACCTGTTGTATAGCCGTCGGCAACAATTGCTGGGAAGTCGTCAGAGAAATACTGCAAAGAGGCGTTAGAGGTGATATCATCTAAAGTCCATGTAGCAATTGGGTGCTCTCCAAAAAGTCTTGCTGCATATAGATTAATGTCTCTAGCCATAATAGTTCATTATACCACAGATGCCCCCTCTTGGGGGGCAATCTGCAGCAGACCTATCCTAACCACAGTTGAAGGTTCTGTCTCCTAAATTTATTATACCACAACTGTATCGGCAATATCAGATGTGATAATCTGTGGCATCTCGCAAACATCGGTAGTGCAGTAGCGATCTCCCTCTGCGTCGAATGACTCCTCTCCCTCATAAATGGGAGTAAAGTCAATCTTCATAATCTTACCAACATACTTATTGTATTCCTCTTCTGTTATTTGTGTATACGGTTGTTGGGGGTAGGTACTATTCGACATAGGCAAGAACGAAACTGCCTTAAGTTGTCCCTCATACATGTGGAGCGAGGGTGCGATATGTTTCTTTTCTGTTTCTGCATCAAACGATAACGTGACAGATACTCCATTATCACTCCAATACTTCTGTGTAGTCGCAGCAAGACCAATCTTCTCAAACAGAGAAACATCCTTCTCGCTACGCTCGTGGTCTGACTTTACTGGGAAGTAAACCACCTTTGTATTTGCTGATACTATATCTTTTTCTACCTTGTACCCTGCTGCCTTGAATAGTGGAAGCATTGGGTCTTGGTCGCTAAAACGAATGGCCCGTAGGAAGTGCTTGCCTCCTGGCCCCCAATGGACTCCTGGTGTTTCACCTGATAGGATAGACACAGAGCCAGAGGGCTTTACGGTTGTAGCACGCACAGACTCACGGATACAAAGCCACTCAGAGTATTGTGTATCACATTCACGCACACGATTGTATCCCTCATCTTGCCATTCCCGTAGTGTGGGAAGACCCTTGCTATCGGCAAAGGAAGCAAGACCTGTGAGTGATGTACCGATACGACGGTTACGCTGCATGATAGCGTTTGTCTGCTGCCAATGAGTAGGTAGCAAGGTTACAGTCTTGCCGTAAAGGTAAGCAAACTTGAGAGTGCGTAGGAAGTCTTCCTTGCTCTCGTGCTGGTTCATGTGAACCTCAACTAGTGTACACAGTTCGTATGACTCTAGTGGTTGTTCCGCACATGGGTTGAATCCCATAACCCGTGCATCTTTGCCATCTGGTGCATCTCCTGTACGTCCGTAGTTGCGAGATACGTCAAGCCAAATGAAACCTGGCTCACCATTGTCCGTAATAAGGTCAACATAGTCCTCATATTTTGTACCCACCTCCGCTGCAATAGAGTTGTTGCTCATCCAAGCCCAACCTGGATTCTCTGGGTCGAATGAGTTACGTTCTGGGAACTCTTCTGCATTTTTAAGATTAGCAAATAAAGAATCGTTAGTTTTACCTAATGCTAGGGTCGCAGAGCGTCTAACATTTCCAGCCACTACGCAAGTACCAATAAGGTTAACAATATCTACCACGGCCCTGCTGTCTAGTTTTTCGCCTACTCTGCTACCCACTACCCTGCGGATTGTCTCGTGCATGGTGATAAGTGGCTGTGGGCCTGATGCTGTTCCTCCAAAGCCCTTGATGGGAGATCCGTAGGGACGAATCAATTCGTAGTTAAACTCTTGTCGTGGCTTTTTTGGTGTAAGGAAAGAATTGATAAGCAAGCGAACACTCTCTACCCATCCTTCACGGCTATCAGGAATTGTGTAGATATTTACCTCTTCTGTTGTGGGGTAGATATCCATTTCCTTCTCTGCCCCCAAAGTATCAAAACCAACACCAACGCCAAGCATCAAGGCATCCATTGTCCAAGCAAACAAAGCACCTGGATCGTACTTGTCGATATCTCGTGTGCTTACGAAAGCACAGTTTTGGAGAGCAGCACTATTGCGATTCTCCATAACCATATCTGCCCCCATCATCCATAGACCACGACCAGGAGGTGTCCACTTCAAGTTGAACATACGATCAAAGGCTTCCTGTGCGGAAGCATGTGCCTTGCGGTCATTCCAAGGTAGTCGGTTAGCCTTGCAATGATCCTTCTGAATGGTGTACATGCCATTGATAACACGTTGGCATACTTCCCACCACTTCTCTTTTGTACCGTCCTCTTTCTTACGAGAGTAAGTGCGGATAAAGGTGATCTCTCCTAGTGCGTTTGTGCCTGCGTCACGAAAGCCAAATGGAACCTCACGATCCTTATACTGATTAATAAAGTCGTCGGTTAAGCGGAAACTAAACATAAATGTATTACTCCTTATAAATTGTATTGTTGGTTTTACTTACTTTGGTGTTAAAGATTTTACTTTGTGCCCGACGATTGTGTCGGTTGGTTCGCCATCACGATAGACACGAATAGCAGCGGCAGGGGAATCAGGTGTTCCTGTAATAGTCAAAGAAGAGTTAGGAACGCTGTAAGACCCGTTGTTGATAACACGAAGAACCTTACCCGATGCCCGACCACCTGATGAGTTCCAAGACACCATCTGTCCTACTTTGACTGACTCTGCCTTTTGGAATGAGAATGCGCTACCTGACCACAATGCCTTCTGTGATCCCTTGATAGCATTACGCTTTGACTGTGCCCATGCTGCACCACTATCGCCACCCCAAAGGAGCCAAGCAATAAGACCGTTGGATGGGTATCCTTCTGATCCTGCTGTCCAGCCCTTCCCCTTCTTATCTACCCGATGACGGGAGAAGAATGAATGCATACGCATTACAGTTGAGTTTGATAGAGATGCTTTGTTAGAAATATCACGGGCACGAGCCACGCCTACGGCAGTTCCTCCACGACCATATTCCTTACGGAGTGCAAGACCACGACGAGCGTTTCCTGCCATTGAGTCTGTGGGGGTGTGTCCTTCTGCCATGTGGAATATTATATCATACGTTTGAGGGTAAGTCAATGGTTGAGCGATTACCCTATAACAATTTAATAAACTTAGTTATGCTGAAATAGCACCTGTGGTTTCCCACTTGTCTTTGCCGATACCTGGCGCAAGCCTACGGAATGCTGTGTAGTCTTCTTTGGAATAAACAACATTTACATTTTCAATTAGCGGAGATGTAAGATCATTTACAGAATCTACCTGCATAAAAGTATTGTTGGCAAGAATGTTTATCTCGCTTGGCTTTAGTTTATCCTGTACCTCTGCAATCCAAAATCTCTCAGCCATTATAACCACGCAATAGGACCATCATAGTTTCTGTCTGCTGGACCTAACTCCCCATCAAAAGAATCTGTGGAATATACAGTAGTTGTGCTTGATGTGTTCCTAACCCTTGGAAAATCTTTTGTGAAATATTCCTTACCCCAAACAAATCCACCATTTTCATCAGGAACATAGGGCCACCAGCGACCATAATCTTCATCATACATTCCAACATCCTCAGGCATTGGATCTGCGTAAGGATTGCTTTCCTTAAATCTTGCGGGGGAGAGAGGATTGTCATCATACATATCATTAATAGCACAAAGTTCACCAGTAAACAAAAGATAAAGTTTGCTTACATCCATATCAGGTAGAAGATTTGCATACCAATCACGCATAGCCTGATTTGTTTCATCGTAGGTATCGAAATGTCCCCAGTTGTCTGAATCACTTGTAATTACATTAACTACAATGTTTGAGTCATCTAACTGTGCTATTCCGCAGATCATTTTATCTTCTTCCTCATCATAATAATACCAGATCCCCCAGACTTTCCACCGTTATGCGCACCGTGATTGTTTCCCCCAACACCAGATGATCCACCTGCTCCCGAATATGCTGCGCCATTTGCATGGTTTCTGTTGTTGGTGTGAGCAACATAGTAGTTGCCAGATTCCTTCCAGTTAGTAAGAGTAAGACCTGTTCCCTGTCCACCTTGACCGTAGGTTGGGCCTGCGCCTCCACCAGTCAGTCCACCACCGTTTTGGCCCTCTCCTGCTACACCTGCCCCGACTCCTCCTCCATCGGAAGCACCGCCACCAGATCCTCCGTTAAGACCACTCCACTTCTCTCCCTGCCCCTGGGTGCTGTATGTGTGCCCACCTGGGCCTCCACCTGTGGGATTATACAAAACTATATTTGTTGTTTCATTCTTAAACACAGACCTTCCACCCTGACCATGGCCCTGTGTCCTATAAAATGCTGACGCTGTTCCACTCCCAATAGAAACGGAATAGGTTCCTGGTGTTAGAGTAACATTTGTAATGTACCTAGTTCCTCCCCCTCCACCGCCGCCTGCGCCGTGTGATGCGTGTTGGGTTCCACCTGGGCCTCCACCAGAAGTTACAAGAATGTCAACAACTGCTCCTGGTGCCTTTACCAAAAATGTGTCTGTTCCCTTGAATGTGTAGTTATCATATGTGCTACCACCCGAATCATACCTTGTTTTTGTTGTGGTGGCGGTACCTTGCTCATCTTCTCCGCTGAGAACGATTGTCTCCTTAGAAACCTGTAGTGGCTCAAACTCTGTTTGTCCACGACCATAGGTGAGATTGTCCTCCAAGCAGTATACAACGTTTACCTCTAGGTGATTAGAAAAAACAGTAGCAATCTCAGAAACAAGATCTACTTGGACAACACCATTTGCTACCGCTTCGTTTAGGGCGGATGCGTATAGTTTGTCGCCATCTTCCCATTCTTGATATCTAATAGCCATGTTGGTATTATACCACACTTACCACTTACCCAGAGGGCATGTGGATTTTGTTAGTTTTGTTTTGGCTACCATAAAACACCCGCATTTCTTACATTGCTTGGTAGATTTGATAAACTCTGGACATATCCTACATATATCAAGACGCTCATCGGCTACATCCTGTGTGGTGTAGTTCTTTTTTCTTAGTAGGTTCCAAGGCTTCGTCATTATTAGGGACTTTCTGGTAGTTCGAAATACTCTTTCAGTTGGTCATCGCCACCAATTGAAGAATAGTCAAGAACGAATGGCACAAAGTCATCTGGCTCTCGTCCGTAATACCTATCGTCCCTGTTTAGTGTTGATGGGCCTAGTAGCCACCATGCTTGTGATAACATTATTGACTCAATATCCATTCTGTTTCAGAGATTTTTGTTAAGATGCTCAGGGCAGTTATTTGACTTCCTGGGAACATCTGCTCTACACCGCCATTAATCACGATGTTGATGCTTGCCGTAGTTGGATCAACTGATACTTGAAAACCAACGTCTAGCCCCTCAGTAATATTCCATTGCTCAACTGTAGGGTTTGTTGCAATAATAATCTTTTGTAAGTGTGTTTCATCAATAACAAACGGTGGGCCAGACTGCTCCATGGTTCCAATAGGGAAGTCTTCTGGGATAGTATCAGCAAACTGACGAAATGCCTGAGGCATATCCACCCTTGCGTCATATGAAGGAACCTGTGCGTCCCAACCCACAGTCATTGGGGGCAAGGGGGTAGTGGTGTATGTATCAGTTAAGATAGGATCAGACATTTAAATCACCTTACTTACAATTGCTAGTGTGTTGGTTGGTACGGTGCTTTCTGTATTATCTACCTTGCCCGTTACCAACGTAACAGGATAATTATAGCACACCAGAGCGAACTGGAACCCTATATCCATTTCTTCTGGAATGTTTAGGACTCCACCATCTTCCATTACAACCAATTGCCTATAGTGATTTTCGTTAATGCTGTCTCCATCTTTTAGAAGTACTTCTGCAAGATCAACAATAGGCCATGCCTTGTTGCCGCTTCCTCCTGGGGGATTAACATTCTCTGCACCATCATCGTCCCACTCGTATGATGTTAAGAACCAATCATCTCCACCTACCCATTTTTCTGGGTACTGCTCTTGGAAGTATTCAGTACAGTTATCTTCTGCGTATCTGGCAGGCCCATCAACGGTATGCTCTGTTTCCAGAGTTTCCTTATTCCTATCATTCTTCCAACTACAAGTTAGTTGATGACTTTCGTCACCCTCGTCTGGTGGTGGGGGAGGGGGCTTTTCTGTTACGTTGAATGACTCGTAATATTGCTTTGTTCTTGAATCACTTGCGGTACCTGTAAAAGTAACTTCATAGATACCGCTTGCTGGACGAGATGTAATGCTTTCTGTAAAGGTTGCAGATGAGCCCACACTCAAAGACAAGGAAGATGGAGTTAGACCACCTCTACTATGAGTGACAGTAAGGCTATTGCTATCAGATGTATTCTGTACGTTGAAGGTGAAGGTCTTGGAGTCATTTGCTTCTGATCCAGTCCAGTCTCCTTCGATACCGTTTACGGAAAGAGAAATCTGTGGAAGGGGGGAGGGCTTTGGATCTAGCACCTCAGATACGGTGTAGTCCTCTGTATTGATTCCATCAGTAATGGTGAATGTTACTGTGTATGTACTAGATGGTGGATCTTCTGTTATTTCGGCTTCGTATGTAGTGGAGCCCCCAGCGGTAATGGGAACAGATCCAAAAGCAGGCTCAAGTCCACCCTTGCTGTGAGATACCTCAACACCATTCAAACCGTTATTTGATATGGTGAAACTTACTGTTGCGGAGTCCGTTGGATTGCTACCCGTCCATGTTGTGTGAGATGAGGTAATGGTAACATCCAATAATGGAGGGTATGTGATTCCCTTTGTCTTTTCAACCATAGCGTTGAACGCTTCAAAACTATTTCCGTCTTGTGGGGCACGGATATCCAAACCACCTAGGTCTGCTGTTCTATCGTATGCGTACCAGAAGATGAACTTTCCACCTGCCTCATCATATGTGTTAGAAACTAGGTTGTATGTGGTTCCGTCTTCTGGAAGGACTTCGCCAAGAAGGTTGTAGTTTGTTTCTGTGATCCATGTTTTACTGGGGCCACCGTTGCTTGAAATAATGCTTCTGTTTTCATCTAACTGCCGCCGCCATTCTGTTTTCCCATCCCCTTCTGCTGGATAGATATGGCAGGCCATGGCATCTAGATTTTCCCAAGGGCCGTAACTACTCTGTGTTCCAGCCAAAGCCTCAACGATCTTTGTGGCTCGTGTCACACGCCCAGAGGTTCCCACAAAAATGCTTGGCCCAATAGTAATGGCATTTGAATCTACTGATTTTAAGGTTCCTGCCCCTCGCTTAATCATCTTAGCCATTAGATTACGGGTAGTTGAATCCCAGGGTGCCATGTAGCCAAGCAACTGTGGCTCATTCCAAAACTCATAAGCCTTTATTCTTCCCTTGTATCTATCAGCAAGTACATAACAGAACTTGTTCCATTCGTCAGTACCTTTGCTGAATGAGTCTCCGTAAGAGTCTGTACCGCCGCTAGTGTCAGAAGGTAATGAGTTTGACCCAGCACCCATCCATGGCTTGTAGTCTCCCTGACTGGGATTTTGTGCTAACCATTGTGGTGTTCCACCGATGCAATACACAATTTCTTTTCCAGCATACAAATCATTTACTAAGTAATCAAGTCTTCCCCAACTGTATTTATCTACGCCATAGTGAATGCGATTCCAATAAACCTCGTTATCCCACATACGAACCCAGTCGGTGTGTTTATATGCTTCGGGGTCTGTTGGATCTTGCGTATAATGCATTCCAAGAATAGCCATTTATAACCAACTCACAGCACTAGCAATTGCACCTAAAGCAAAGTCAGTAGACGTACTTCCCGTCTTGGGAATGCGAACAAGGGTAGCGGTTGAATTTGTAGCCAATGTGAATCTATCTGGTGATCCATTAGACTCAATGGTTGTTGCTCCATACCAGAACTTTACAGACTCTCCATCACCAGCAACAACAGTCATATCAGTATCAGAGGCATTACAAATATTTACAACGTCACCAATACCATACCCCCCAGGAACCGACCATGTTGCATTATCTTGTGTATTAAGTGTTAGAACACCATTCTTATCGTTTTGAGCGTCAATAGTGACTATTGCCGCTTCATATTTATTTACCTTTAGGTTTGCTGAAACCTCAGATAGATCCTGTGGCCTAGAAACAATAACATCTCCTGCTACCTTTACGACAGAGCCCATAGTGTAAATAGATACCTGACTATCACCTTGGAAGGTTTCTGCGGGATCAACATAAATAGCACCAGCAGTTGAGATCAAACCACAGTTGAAACCTTCTGTAAGTGCTGGATCAAACTTAATGGATGCGTCTGCAACCTTAAAAGACAGTAGGGAACCCGAATGTGCCTGGGTGATAGTAAATGGTGTGGATGTGGCATCAATAATGCGGATATTTCCACCAATAGGAATAGAGTCGGCAAACTCTTTGAAGCCCTCTGGGGCATCAGCAATGTCCCCTAGTGAGGGGATGATGAATGGACCTGCAACTGGGTCTGGATAATTTTCAGGCATAGTATTATTATACCACAGTTAGGTCTGGGATACCAACATGCCATAGTCCAAACTCTGCATTATTGGCGTAGTTGGTCATACTCCTTAGATGCTGGCTCATGCCCTTAACCTCTTCATCGGTTAGCATGTAGTCCCACATTCCAACGTTATACAACTCAAAATCATTATCCCCAATAAACAGTTTGCTATTGTTTGCTATGCTTCCCACACCTTCCAAGGAACCCATACCGTATTTTAATCCATTATTGTAAAGGGTTGCGACCTCGTTTTCTCTGTCCAATACTACGGACAAAACGTTTTCTCCTTCTTGTAATTTGCTGCCCCTTACCGTTACCGTTTTGTTACCATCTGAAACAATCAAGACAGGAGTCATGGTTTCACTTATTCCTAGAGACCAACCCACACCATTTTCCATTTTGCTAATTTCTGGTAAATATGTTGGTTGGCTTACGCTCTTGAGATCTACCATAAGAGAGAAACCATTGTCAAAGTCTGCGTCAGATATCTTAGACTTTAGTTTAGATGACTTGTCTAGTAGAATCATGCTTCTATCAACCACCGTAGTGAACGAATCCTTGATCTCATTAACAACATTTTCTTTATCAATATCTACACCAGACAAACTAGCATTAAGAATGATTAAGTCGTTTTCCCTTGTTGTGTTTCTAGATCCAAGAGTGATAGTATCATATACCTGTGATGCCCTTTCTAACTTTTTATTGCCTATACCCACCCAAATGTAACTTTCCAAATCTGATGCGGATTCTGATGGCTTCCCCACAAAAAGACTCAACATCTTTGTCTTCTTATTGTAGAAAAGTCTTGCCCCTAGTGGCTCTCCCCTTTTATACCCTAGGTCATCAAAAGTTTGGTCTCCCTTCATATAGGCATCTCCCTGGACACAAACAGCACCATCATCAATACACAACTTAAAAGCGTTTAAACTTATTAAATCTGCGTTCCAGTTGCTTGCTTGCTCTGGAATAATAAATGCTACACGAATGTCGCAAGTGTCTGACTCATAAAAAGATTGTGGTATTTTGGCATTAGAGAATGTTCTGCCAAACCCCTTTGGGAAGAATACATATGGCTCATCTCTCTTTTCTAAATAAACAGGATCAGTAGATTCTTTGCTTTGTAGCACAAACTCTACAAGGTTTCCTTCTGTATAAAACCAAGGATTATCTGGCTCTGCATCAGCGAAATTGATAGTCAATACTGGATTGTTCATAGTTACTTCAAACTTGTAGAACTTTCCAGCGGTAGAATTAAAGCCTCCTGTATCAGCAGCAACAGTAATTGTGCTACCTCCAAAATACATATCAAGAGCGTTAGATGTAATATTGGTTCCTATTTGACTGTATGAAACACCATCATCACTCTGGAAAAACTCTACTACCGTTCCTGTTTCACTCCAAGAAGAGCGCACACGCAACCAAGATCCTGTAAAAGCCTCTGTAGCATTATATACGAAAACAGCCTTACGCTCTCTAATCCTATCATTCTCTGTATCTGTGATAAGCCAGCGGGTAGAGGTAGATTCAAAAACAGGAATACCATCATCTAAAAAGATAGTAAAAGACTCATCCCTAGAAACAAGAGTTTGCAATCCTACCTGATCTGGATCTAAATCAACATTAATAACAAAGTCAATGGAGTTTGTGTCTTCAAATTTTGTTTTTAACAAGGAGAACTTAGCATATTCCTTACCTGAGAAATATACATTATCTGTATTAAATGTCATATTTACATCAACACTATCAAAGAATAGATCGTACTCTTCCCCGCCGCTTCCAACATTACGCAAGGATGAAAATGTTTGACTTGGCTTTGTTGCATCTGCAAGAAGAATAGATGAGTTTAGTGCTCTAGTGTATGCCGTATTTGACTGTGCTAAATTATAGAACCAAAGACCAGATGAATTAGACATATGGCTATTATACCACAGGAAGTTTAGTCTTCGTCAGTAGTGTCGTTTTCTACAGAAGGAGCAGAAATAGGCGCAGATGCTACTGTTGTGCCTGGACCTGGCTTACCGCCGTTGGCCCATCCATAAATGTAAGATGTTTGACTTACCCAACCCATTGCAATCACTCCTTTTTAAAGTTAAGTTCATTATACCACACTTTTGCTTCTTCTTGTGCTTGTGCGTATCCTTCTTGCTTTCCTTGTTCGATGCCTTCTTCTACACCAGCGGCACGGGCTGCTTGTTCTGCCTGTGCTTGTTCGATTTCTCTTGTGGTGCTCATACCAATCTGGTAAGCGATAACAACAATGCCGCTATTCCCGCTTGCTCCCGTCAGTTGGTAGCGTGTGTTGCCAGGTCCGCCACCACCGATGGCTCCGTAAGTATTTGCGTAGGTCACATCGGTTCCCGTGATGTTGTCTATGCGCCCTGCGGTGGTGTGGGCTGTTGATGTGCCGTCGCCTGCACCGCCACCTGTCCCTGCTGGTTGGCTTTGCCCGTTTCCACCTGTGCCGTTTGTGCCCTGACCCAGCGTGCCGCCTCCGCCGCCACCATTACCGCCTGCGAAACCTCCACCGCCGCCAGAGCCGCCAGAGCCGCCAGAATGATTACCGCCGCCGCCACCTGTTGTGACAACGTAGGTGTCAATCTTCGATACACCGCCCTGACCGCCTCTTGGTGACGACCCAGAATCAGAGTGTCCTGCGCCTCCACCGCCACCGCCAACAGTGATAGGAATGTCACCTAGCGGCAGAACAAGATCGTTTCTGTTCAAGACTCCGCCAGAGCCACCGCCGCCAGCGGTCCAGCCTTGAGCGTTATTGCCTGAGCCGCCGCCTGCTCCGCCACCGCCAGCGACAACAACGTAGCGGTAGTTGTTGACGCTGCTTTCGACCGTGAAAGTGTCGTTACCTGTGAACGTATGCACCTTCCACTTCTCGCTTGTGCCGTTGTAGTTATTCACGATGTTTTCGCTGCCTCCCGTGGCAACGTTGTAGTTCAGTTGGAAAGGATTTGTCTTTGCATCTTCACCCTTACCAGCAACGTTTACACCATAAACAGTAACAACGTAGTCAGTATCAGGAATTGAGCCTGAAACTATTACTTCAAGATTGTCTTGATCTACCTCAACAGTTGCACCTTGAGGTTCAATGGTTGCTCCATAAGCAAGGGTAACACCAGCAGCACCATTTCCACCAGAGGTAAACTTAATAATACTTCCACCTTCGGGATTTGTAATAACAGGTGCGGGTGGTGCACCTTCTGCTGCAACATTACTTGAACCAACCTCAACCCATCCATCTGCTGTTTTTGCATACATACTCACAACACCAGGCAGTTCACCACCCGTATTGTCGGGGTGTACTTTTACCCAGACACCACCGTCAGGGTTCGTGGATTTCATCAGTCCTCCACAATCCTGACCCGAATGTAGGCACGACCAGAGCCGCCTTTTTGGAAAGATGAGTTCTCATTACCGCCGCCACCATCACCGCTGTTAGCGACAACCGTGTGATACCCGTAGTCAGAGTTGCCGCCCCGCCCGTAATCAAAGTCTGCTTGCGCCCAGCCCGTAATCAGTTTCGCATCACCACCGTAACGATTGTTCGCGTTATCAGCACCCAGCCCAGCACCACCGCCGTTGTAACCAGACCCAGGTGTGCCAGATGAATACTCTGGCTGGTAGTTGCTGTCTAACCGCACCCCACCTCTGTTGTCGCCCAAGTCAAATGGGTAGTTGGTGTCTGACGAGTTACCGCCTTTGCAAACAAACCCGTTAATGAGGCCACCAATGATCGTGTCGGGTTCAACGACTGTTGACGCGCCTGCGCTACCAGAGTTTCGCCCAGGCTGCCCAATCGTGACCGTGTACGTTCCAGCAGGCAAGTACCAGTCGTGCATCTCCCAGACAGCACCATGACCGCCACCTATGCCAATGATTGCGCTTTGCCCTGAGGCAAGGCCGTTCTTGCCTGCGCTGCCCAACCACCAACTAACAAAACCAGGCTGACTCAACACAAACGTCCCGTCGTCCAAGAACTCAACAGTCCTGTACGTCGTGTCGCCTATGGTCTTGTCAAAGTAAGTGCCGCCCGTTCCAGCACCCTCATCAAACACGCTAGGGCCAATCGGTGCT